GTACGCAGGATGAGATTCCGAAAAGGATAAATTTTCAATTTTCCAATATTGATTCTCAGAGCGTTACAAAATATAGTTTGCCATATTTTATCCAAATAGTACACATCTATGTACTGTTTTGTGTACCGTGTTATTGTATTTTTTACTGTATCAAATAAAAAGGCTAATCATACTTCATGAGATCCGGCCTTTAGTTGCGTTAATGATTTCGAAAACGAAAATATCGATTCGTATTCGCGAATATAGGGAACAAATTTTTAAGTCACAAACCAAATTAACTCTTGGATAATAAAAAGGCCGTTTCTGGTGCCTGAAACGGTCTCTTGTCTAAAGAAGGAATTTCAACCTCCACCTTTTTTCTCATTGGATGCATTCCTCACAAAGGAAACATACAAGATTTTACCTTCTGCCTTAATTGATTTTGGCATTTTTTCATTTTTAGACTTTAGGTTGTTAATTACAATCCATAACTCCTTTATCTGGGAAGTGATAAAGGCCAACTGTTTTAATGTTGCATTATTATCCATAGAATTAAAAATTTGTTCTTATAGAACAAATAGCTGAAAGATTTGGATTACAATAATTGTATGTTGTATAACAATGTTATTTTTTGTCGTATTAATATGATTTATCGTTTTTTCTTATATATCGTACGTTAATATATAAAAAGGAATGGCGTATAATACTTTTTACTTTTTGGGATTCATTATGCGTTTTCGCTCCAGCCTAAGCGAGCTTTGTAGATTTAAGATTAAGGATCTCCGCTTCTAATCCTTTGATTTTAGCATTCAAGCTATCAACATGCTGAGTCATGATCTCCATGTTAGTGAGAGCTATATGTTTCCAGTACTCCGCATTTTGCTCAGTGTCCTTTTGCGAAGGATTTTCATCTAGGGAGAGATTAGACTGTTTTAGCATCTCACCTTCCCCACGCAAGAGCCATTCGGCTGATAATAGGACATTATTCCTAATGATAGCTTCCAAGACATCATATGAGGGTTTCGTTAAACGTCCTCCTATTATATTTTTTACTGTAGAAGGCTTGATCCCAGAAACACGTTCAAATTCACTTGCGTTTTTAAACATTTGATTTACAATCATTTTGATGCGTTCGTTTATTGTACTCATATCTCTAAAAGTTAATATTTGTTATACATAGGACATTTGTCCATTTTGTCTGTCTTAAATATGGACAAATGTCCTATATTTGTAATCGAAATCAAGATCGAAACCACTTTCACAATCGAAAAAGTTGGTAGCGATTCGCAAATATAAGGACTAAATATTTAAAAGACAATAAGATGGCAAGAAAAAGAGAAATTATTGTACCTCATGGAGCTATCAAGAAGATAGCCGCTGACACTGGGACATCTGTAGTATCCGTACGTTATGCGTTACGTGGTGTGTCCGATACGGAGAACGCGAACTTAATCAGATCAAAGGCACTGAGATTTTATGGCGGTGTCTTATCAAACGTGGAGGTTAGGCTATGAGTTTACTCGATGAGGTTTTAACGGATGCCAAGAGACACCATGTGAGCATAACCTACGCCGCCCAAATGGCCGGGGTCCATAGGCGAAACATTTACAACGCCAAGCTGCACGGGAGGAGTGACATAGACCAGATGCTTCCCGCGGAACGGAAACACTTGATTGCCATACAACGCTTATGCAAGGAGCAGGAAAAAGAGAATCAAAGAATAAAAAGGCATTATGGAAGTAAACGATAAAAGATACCAGACATTGCTATCACGGGCAGAGGCTCTTTTATTGGAGGCTAAATCCATTTACGCAGAGATATATTCCTTGCGTCCAGAGGTGGAGGCCGTGAATAAAAAAAGGCAGAGAGTGGATCTCGAGAGACAGATGAGAGGCAGGTTGATCAAGTCCGCTAAAATTAAAGTAAGATAACTTTTGAATTATATATGAAAACTATCTCTCCCTCCTGTGAAGGCCGGAGAGAAAAAGACCCTTTAGCTCAGCGGAACAGAGCGACGGTTTCCTAAACCGCAGGTCCCGGGTTTGAGTCCCGGAAGGGCCACTAAAAAAGAGTTCTTTGACTTATTGAATAAAATCCTTACCCCCATAAGAGGATATACGTAAGAGATATAGGTATGGTGGTAAGGTTATGATAGTCGAAGATACCGGAAGGGATGATGATCCCCGCTCCCGATGTAGTTTGATCGGTTCCGATGTCGGAGTCTACATATTTAATAATGTATATAATAAGTACGATCCCATTAGGGTATCCTTGCGGTGGCTGGAGAAGAAGACCGTATCGTACTAAATAATACGACTTTTCCTACGAGTCGTATCTAAGATATAGTAGGAGGTTAATACGGCCAAAAGTATGACAGATTGGACAGACAATCATAAGATGACGACAGATCGGAAAGACGATCAAGCCGAGAACTCCGGCTTTGCATGAGTTGATTAAGACTCCCCCACCCGTCTATGATTCGGGTTCTCGAAACCGTTGGAGGTTGTGGGGGAGCGAACATTTAAAATAAAAAATATGGACTACTATCCAAAAACAGATAAGGAGATTCGGATGTACTGTTTAGAATACATCCGAGATCCTTTTAACATGGCAAAATCGGAAGACATTATCAACTCGGCCCAAAGGATTTACGATTTTATCTGCCCGAAGCCGAAGAGCGTGACGGCAAGGCTACGGGAATGGAGAAAGAAATCTCTTGAACGGATTTGTTTGTATCTTCCTTTGAGCTTCCGGAAGGAAGGGATATAACATTAAAATATAAAAGACATGGAAGATATTAAGATCAAAAGAGACATTGTCGAACTCATCGGACAAGAACCAGTAGTGAAAATGAAGGAACTTTTCGATTGGCTAAAGGAAAGTCAAACTCATGAGGATTACATGCTACGTTGTCATTGCGTAAACCGTTCCTATCCAAACCATAAGGCTATTTACGATTGGATAATGACAGTGGAGAAAGGAAAGACAGGTAACTCCTCCATCCAAAATACCGATCTATGGCATCTAAGGGAAGGAGATTTCCTTCCGGAGCCGGTATCGAGCATTTTCAACAATCGTGGGCCGGGCAAGACAGGTATCAAGCTGCTCAAGGAAGCGGGTAACCTCTTCCCCTCAAAGGAAGAAGCTACCATAGCCTCCGAGAAGGTCAGGGAGTTCCTTTGCTCGATAAATAATCCATGGTGTCTCTAATCCATTCAAAGGCGATTTCTAACTCCTCGATACGTTCTTGATCCAATCCTTTCTCGCTCATCGCCTTAATGTCTATATAATGACTATTGCGAGCACATTCTATAGCATAAGAAATAAAACGTCCACGATCCTTTGGATGAGTAGAGTCTGGAAAAGTGCCTAGAAATAAATTCAACAATTCTTTTTCGTTCATAATGCTTAATTTTTTGTTTCACACCGTAAAGTTAAGCAATCCCGCCAAGAGAGCCAAAGACTCGCAGGTTCCGGAGCGAGACCGGAGGCGGGAACGAAATCACTGTTTGCTAATTTATTGTTTTGTGTAATACTTATGCTTCCAATACCTTAATATACCGCCGTGAGGCAGGCAATCAAGAATATTAGTTTTTACTTAAACTGTGCCGGGGTGGGATTCCCCGGCAAACGCTCCCTTAGCTCAGTTGGTCAGAGCCTTTAGGGTCGCCGGTTCAAGCCCGGCAGGGAGCACGTTTCACCCCTAGGGGTGCTTATTCAATCAGAAAATCAGTCACAATTTACAAAGCAGGTCTCCGTCCGTGAGGATATGAGACCTTTTCACATCGATCAATTTAAATCAACAACATATGATAAAGAGAAACCAAGCGTGGCTCTGGAAGATATTCCGGGCCACAAAGAGCGTGATCGTCTTCTCTTTTAGGATGATCTCCGCTACCATACTAGGACTAATATCAATAGTGTCAATATTTGAGTGGTACGATAAGCCATTCAATATCCACCTCTTGATCCTAGGGATTATATCAATCTTTATTGTGGTACATCAAATCGTAATAATGACTTATGAGTCTGATAAATGAGAGACATCTACATCAAAGACCCCGACGGCGATTACGAGTACGACGGGGAGGAAGAAACAGAATCCGAGGACGATCGGTATCAACGAGATTGGGAAACCAGCACTTTATATTGGTAAAGAAAATCATTCAAAATAAATAATCATGGAATCAAACAGTTACGAGGTACTTCCTGCGGAAAGCCATGAAGTACAAATTTTACAAGTCGATGCGGTTGAGAGAGCCAACGTGGACTCACAAGTTGCGACAGCGAAAAGATATCCTAGAGATATCAGAAGGAGCATTGATAATTCGGTGGTAATGGCCACGATGAATCAAGACACGGCTAGGTCATGCAGTTATGCCTTGCCAAGAGGGGGAAAACCTATTACAGGCCCATCCGTACACCTCGCCAAGATAATCGTATCCAATTGGGGTAATATCAGGACAGAGGCCAAGGTTATCCAGATAACGGACAAGCAGATCATCAGCAGGGGAACATGCTGGGATCTGGAGACAAACGTAGCGTCAGCGTTCGAGGTTCGCAGGAGCATAGTGGATAGCAAGGGGAAACGTTATTCCGACGATATGATTACCGTCACAGGTAACGCCGCCAACTCCATAGCTTATCGCAACTCGGTATTCGCCGTTATCCCAAAGGCCATAGTGGACAGGGTCTACCAAGCCGCCCAGAAATTCATCACGGGTGACCTGTCCGACGCTGACAAGATATTAAAAACGAGAACTAATATCATCAATAAGTTCAAGAACGAGTACGCCATAACGGAAGAGGAGGTCATTAAGCTATGCGGCAAACAGACCAGCAATCAGATAGGCCCCGACGAGATCGCCATGCTGATCGGTATCATACAGGCGTTAAAGGACGGGGATACCACCGTGAACGATCTTCTCCTTCCCATTCGAGAGGCCAAGAAAGACGTTGATCAAAAAAAGGAGGCGATGAGACAGTCTAAAGGCAAAAACAAAGAGGACATGCCATGAACAAGTACTCATCCTATACTAACGCCGAGCTGGAGGAGCATCTATCAAACTACCTTATCGACTCTTGGAGTTACAGCAAGGTAGCCTCTTTCGCCCGGAACGAGAAGGAGTTCGAGAAACGGGAGATATACCGGGAAAGATCAAGATCATCCTCCACCACGGTAGCGGGTAACGCCTATCATTCGGCCTTGGAGTATTTCTTCATGGAGCTACAGCGCAAGGGGCAGATAATACCGATCACGGAAATGGAGAGGGTAGCGTTCTCATACATAGAGGAGGTGCACCCGAATGACTGGAAAATCCAGAAAACGACACCTACCGTAGAGGAATGCAAGATCGAGGCCACCAAGAACGCCACGAGGCTTATCAATAACTTCTACGGGGAGAAGGATATCTATCTTTCCGGTATCAAGGAGATAATCGCCGTGGAATCAAGGTGCGAGGAATGGGTAACGATAAACGGGGTGGACATCCCCCTGCCCTGCCACGCTAGGCTAGACTTGGCGATAAGGACGGAAAGCGGTCGGACGGTCATCATAGACCATAAGTCAAGGGCCAAGTTCACCGATGACGAGGAGCTGACGTTTATATGTGGAAAACAGGCAATGACCTACGTCAAGTGCTATGAATCCCGCTTCGGGGAGAATGTTGACGAGGTATGGTTCGTGGAGAACAAGATCTCGAGAAACAAGGACGGCTCCTCCCAGTTGAAGAAATTCGTGATCAATCTCGACAACGACACGAGGAAGCTTTACGAGGCCATATTGTACGAGCCGCTGAAAAGAATGATAGAGGCCGTGTCCGATCCGGATTACGTGTACATGATCAACGATAGCGACAACTTCGTGGACAGGGCCGAGCTTTATAATTTCTGGGCCAAGACGCTAATAGCGGAGGTCGATGATTTCAACGTGCCCGAGTCAAAGAAAGAATTGATATCTAAGAGACAGAAAAAAATACGGGACGCTTCCCTTGGATCGGTAAACCCCAAGGTAATATCCGAGTTCAAGAAGAACGCTTCCTCATTCATTCAATATGATTTATCCAATAGTAATATGACAAACAGCGAGAAAATAGAGCATATCCTACGGACATTCGGGGTGATCGTGAACGTGGCCAAGGAGATTAACGGATACTCGTCCGACACATATCTGCTGGAGGTATCCGCTGGGACAAAGATCACGACGGTAATGAAATACAAGCTAGACATAGCAAACGCTCTGGACGTGCCTTCCATAAGGATGGGAAACGAGCTTATGGTGTATGAGGGAAAATCCTACCTCTCCATAGAATCACCGAAGAAAAGAACCAAGTCCTTGTATTGGGACAAGAAGTATCTTGACGGCATGAGGATACCCATAGGAACGGATAACTTCGGAAGGCTCGTGGTGTGGGATCTCGATAACAACTCCACGCCTCACGCCTTGATTTGCGGAGCTACCGGTAGCGGTAAATCCGTGTGTATCATATCCACGATAGAATACGCCCGCTTAGCCGGTATCCGGGACATCGTAATTTTCGATCCGAAATACGAGTTCTGTAATTATTCCTCCGAGAAATACATAAAGGTCTATAATGATATAGAAGAAATAGAGGCCAAGATGAAAGAGCTCGTACAGGATATGCAGGAAAGGGCTAAATCGAGGGCATCATGGAAAACGCTGGTGGTGTTCGATGAGTTCGCCGACGCGGTAGCGTCCTCCCGTTCGGGAACGGAACTTGACATAAAGGAAATGGTCGAGGTTGGCCAGAGGAAGAACGCCTTCGGGTTCCTTGAGCCAAAGATGGAATTGCGTACGGTAGGCCGTGAGAAATCATTGGAGGAGAACCTTAAGATGTTGCTCCAAAAGGGACGATCGCTTGGGTTCAGGATCATGGCGGCCACGCAAAGAGCGTCGGTTAACGTGATCACAGGCGACGCGAAGGTGAATTTCCCGGTACAGATCTGTTTCCGGGTACCAAAAGAAATAGACTCGAAGGTTGTACTCGACGAACCCGGGGCCGAGACGTTGGGAGGCATGGGAGACGGACTGATGAAATCTCCCGAATATCTAGGCATCGTGAGATTTCAGGGTTTTTATAAAAAATAATGGTCAATGGCTAAAAGGTACCAACTATCCGAGTCTTTCATCAAAACACTGTCCCGTCATTTATCGGTTATCCTAGAGCACGTGGATTCCAAGGGAAGACCAAGGATAGCCGATACCGTAAGATTGGCAAAAAAAGACCTAAAGAGACTCGAGAAAATAATCCAAGATGAAAGAACTGAAATACTGCCTCAATGAGGCTTGCTCTAAAAGGCATTGCCTCTGTCATCAACGGCAGAGGCATTGGAAAGACCCGTCTAAAAAAGATGGGGAAACTACAAGGGTTTCGGCCCTATTTGACGGGAATACCCCTTGCAAAGGGTACATTCCCCAATACGAAAGAAAGAAGTATAACATTAATTATTAAAGTATATATGGGAAACTGGTTTATTAGCAAGGTCGCATATGAGAAGATGCTGGAGAACGGCATGCAAAAACGAGTGGTCGAACCCTATTTAGTGGATGCCTTCTCCTATACGGAGGCGGAAGCGCGCACGATAGAGGAATTAAGACCGTACATTACCGGAGAGTTCACTATCGCCGACATAACACGTAAAAAGATAGCGGAACTGTTCTTTAACGATAACGGTGATAGATTTTATGAGATTAAGATCTATTTTATCACGCTTGATGAGAAGAGCGGCATGGAGAAGAAAACAGCGGCCATATACATAGTACAGGCAAGCGGCCTAAAAGAAGCTATCTCGTGTTTCGAGGATAATATGAAAGGGACCTTGGCTGATTATACCTTGGCTAGGGTAAGCGAGACCTTTATTATGGACATCTTCCCATTTGACGCAGAAAGCGTACCGAAGAGCAAAACTAATAATTAATAATAGAGTGTGTTTTTCATGGTATTAGATTTAGGTTAGTTAATGATTATCCCCGCCGTCCGTGAGGATATGCGGGGCAAACACGGTGGTATGGCGGAATTGGTAGACGCTAAAGTTAATTTCTTATAGAGTGGTTGAATGAAGGTTATCGTAAAATAAACTGAACTAGCCAAAGTAGGTATAACGGGTAAGGCCGAATGTCACCGCAACGTGCCAATAACAAAACTATCAGGTGAAAGTCCTGAGAAAACTCCACTCGTGCGGGTTCGAGTCCCGCTACCATCACGAATAACAAACATATAATCATGGGAACAATACAAGATTTAGATCACTTGACAATGGTTATATACCTTATCACTGCGATACTCGGACTTATAGCAGTGATCTTGGCAGGATTCTTATTAATAAACGAAAAAAGAAAACATCCATGGGAAAAGTAAAGAACATAACCTCTTTAAAGAGCAGACTAGACCGTATATTCTCCGTATTTATAAGAATAAGGGATGCTGACAACAACGGTTATTGCCGTTGCATAAGCTGTGGGAAGATCGTGCATTGGAAAGAGGCGGATTGCGGACATTTCGTCAACCGGTCACATATGGGTACCAGATACAGCGAGAGAAACTGCAACGCTCAATGCAGGTCTTGCAACCGTTTCGACGAGGGCAACAACATCGGTTATGCCAAGGGCTTGATAAATAAGTATGGTGTAAAAGTAATTAACGAGCTTGAGGTGAAAAAGCACTCTATCTCTAAACTCTCGGCATTCGATTACCAATTGATGATCGAAGATTACAAGAAACGCATCAAGGATTTGAGGGATCAGAAAGGCATAAAGGATTGAAATGGCGAAGAAGAGAGACGAGCAAGAAAAGATAAAATGTGGAGATTGCGCCAACGGGCATCCCCACAAGGGACTATGCGTTTGGTGCATCATACATAACGCTGGACGGGTAGCTAACTCCACGAGATTTTGTAACACTTTTAAAAAGAGAAGATAATATGGAACAAGAGAAATTTGATTTATGGTGCGTGGTCGAGTTATTCGGCCATTCAAGGATAGCGGGAAGATGTACGGAACAGAACGTGGCCGGTACCAATATGCTTCGGGTAGACGTTCCGGATACAAGTAACCAACCCGGCTTCACCCGCTTCCTCTCATCGGGGGCCATATACGCTATAAATCCCGTCTCCGAGGGAGTTGCAAGGCAAATAGCGGAGAACCTGCAAATACAACCTGTAAACATATGGGACGTAAGCCACCTTGTAGACCAGAAACTAAAGTCCTTGCAGGGCGGCGAGTCTCCGGATTTTTAATAAAAGAGTAGTATGGCAAAAACCGGATTCTCCTTCTATCGGGCAGATACAGACAGGTTCCAAGATATCCGGATTAAGAAACTTAGGAAATATTTCAAAAGTAATGGATTCTGTGTTTTCGAATTCATTGTTAATGAAATATATAAAACAAATAACTGTTTTATTGTTAAAGATGAAACTTTAATTTTTAATATTGCTGAATATTGGGATATAAAAGAGGATTTAATAGACCATATTATTATATTTTGTTGTAATGTAGGATTATTTGACAAGAATTTATTTAATCAATATGGGATATTAACCAGTTTTGATATACAAACACAATGGTTAAAACAAACAATGACAGTTGACTTCAATATAATCCCTATAGAATATCTTTTAATTGACAGATCCTCTATTCCTTTTTATAAAACGGCAAAAAATCCAAGATTAGTAGAACGCAATTCAAAATTATGGAAAAAGATATCTAAGGATATTATGAAACGCGACAACTATACTTGTGCTTATTGCGGGAAAAGAGGGGGAATATTGGAGATTGACCACATATTACCCATTTCTAGAGGAGGGAGTGATAATAAATCAAACTTAGTCACTTCATGTAGACATTGTAATCGGCAGAAAAAAGATAAAACAGTTGATGAGTTTATCAAATGGAAAATAAAACATGGGTATTCAAATAATGGGACTTGACTACTTTCCCATGAATGTGGATTTTTTCGAAGACGATAAGATAGAACTCATAGAGGCTGAATTTGGGATAAAAGGCTCAATCCTTGCCGTAAAGTTGCTTTGTAAAATATACAAGGAAGGATATTTTTATAAATGGGGTGAAGACGAGTGTTTGCTTTTTTCAAAGAAGGCGGGTGCTGAATTTGTCCCGGGATTTGTAAAGGAAGTCGTAAACGGGTTGGTCAGACGGTGTTTCTTTGACAAGGGGTGCTTTGACTCGTTCGGTATACTTACCTCTTCCGGTATCCAGAGACGATATTTTGAGGCGGCAAAACGGCGTAAGAGAATAGACGTTAATCCTGATTTTTTGCTTATAGACGTGTCTGATTTCAAGAATGTATACATTAATGGCAAAAATGTATGCATTAACGATGAAAATGTCAACATTCAAGGACAAAGTAAAGGAAAGTATAGTAAAGAAAAGGAAAGGAAAGAAATACCCCCTCTATCCCCCACGGGGGGAAGCGGAGGAGGAAGTTTTTTTAATCTTTCTAGGAATGACCCGCCGCCTTCGGACGGCGTGAAAAGGAATTATGAGGCATTGGTACGGAATCTTACGGGATTACAGATATCCCCGGAGGAATACAACAAGATTTGCGATCTCTCAAACTATGGGGAGATAGGCAGTCCTGTATGGCAATCCTTGGAGGATATAAGATCAAGCAACGGCAAGATTACCCAGCCGGGGAAATTCATTCTTTCAAGATTGCGGAAAAATGGTTAAGACCGTAACTCTCTATCCGGGCAGATACGCATATATCTATCCTTGCGGCCATCCCTATCAGGTGATGACCTTATACAGGAAGACTAGTAACGTGGCGGTCTATTGCTTCGCTTGTAAACAACAGACCGGAAAACACATAAGAATCATGGATCAGAACATAGATTTCGCCGTTAACTCGAATAACAAGTTGAACGGCACATATTTCACCGCATTGAGGTTGCACGATCCGATCAAGTATTGCGTGGGGAACGTCCTCACGGTTTCGGTCAAGCAGCAACCACGAGGTAAGGCCAAGATTATCAAGGTAAACAGTTTCACGATAGACAAGGTAAATGACTACATATCGTGCTTGGATTCCGGATTAAAGACCGATGAGTATAAGACTATAATCAAGAAGACATATTCCGGCAAGGGGATAAACTGGGACAAACAGCTTTTAGACTTTTGCCTGTTTGAATACTTAAACAACAAGTGAAAATGGAAATAATCAACAGACTGAAGAACACCCCTACCGGGTTGATCGTGTTGGTAGGTAACATGAGGATCGTCGTGGAAAAGTACAGGCCGTACTACAACGGGCAGAACAAGATCCCGTGCAGGGGATGCGTCTTCCGGGACGATGGAGCGAGATTTTGCGAGTACAGCAAGGCTTGCATGGCCCATCTGAGGCCGGATCATGAAAGCGTGGTGTTCGCTAAAACAAGAGAGACATGACACATGGATCATTATTTTCTGGCGTGGGCGGCTTTGACCTTGCCGCCGAATGGATGGGATGGGAAAACCTGTTTCATTGCGAGATTAACGAGTGGTGCCAAAAGGTACTGAAATATCATTTTCCAAACAGCATTCAATATGACGATATTACAAGAACTGATTTCACTCCGTGGAGGGGAAAGGTCAATGTACTCACAGGAGGATTCCCCTGTCAGCCGTTTTCAGTCGCAGGACAACGAAAAGGACAGGAGGATGACCGTTACCTCTGGCCGGAAATGCTCCGTGCTATACGAGAGATACGACCCACTTGGGTCATTGGTGAGAACGTTGCTGGAATCCTCTCGATGGTACAACCCGGCAGTGAGGTTACGGTGGAAAGTCAAGCCTCTCTTTTCAAAAAGGCTGACAAGGAAACGATACTCGAGCAAGAATACGTTATCGAGACCGTCTGCGGAGATCTTGAACGTGAAGGATATACCGTCCAGCCGATTCTTATTCCAGCTTGCGGTGTCGGAGCGCCGCACAAGAGAGACAGGGTATGGTTTATTGCCGACCGTTCAGACGCAAGGATTGAAGGTTTGCGACAAGGACGGGAAAACGAGATTCATGAACTTGAGTCTACTTCCCACTCCAACGGCACAAGAGGGTTTCAACTCGGGGAAAGGAGAAATATTCGTGACAAGGAACAATACGATCCGGGTAAGGAACCAGAATGGAACGAGCAGCCGTCTAGGTTTGGAGGGGGTGGTGAAGCATATGTTATATCCGACACCGACAGCCCAAGATTTCAAGCGAAGGGGACCGAACAGCAAACAACAGGGATTACCGGAGGCGGCCTACAAAAAGATGCTACCGACACCAAAGGCGAACTCATGGAAGGCCCCATGCGAACACGGGAAGGGGGGACTGGATTTACAGACGGATATAGCAAGAACCCATGGCTCGAGTTCCCAACTCAACCCCCTGTTCGTGGAAGACATGATGGGTTACCCTTTGATGTGGACTACCTTGCCATTCCTTTCACAAAATGGAGACAAGAGTCGATAAAAGCCTACGGGAATGCCATCGTCCCACAAGTAGCATTTGAGATATTCAAGGCGATAGAAACATCAACCTTTCCTCATAGTTGAATGCAGCTTTCAACTATGATGAGAGTAATCAAAATAACAAGAAAATGACAAAAGAGGAATTGAAGAAATACAAAAGGCCATTACCAATGGCATTTACGATGCTCCCGATCGATTTCATAGATGAGCATATCGAGGATGAGCACGGAGTTTACGAGACGGGTATGTTCACCTACAAGGGAAAGGATATTCTCATAAACAAGGAAATGGGCAAATGGCATCTGTCCGTATCCGCCAATCACACGCTCGGATATTACGAACTTAAAGAGATACGATACAAGTTTATGCCGGACAGCATGCAGGTGGCGCAGATATTCCCTCCACGTAATGAATTTGTCAACCTGCACGAGAATTGTTTCCACCTGTACCAAATCAAATTCGATGAATAAGTCATGAAACAATACAACGATTGGGAAGAGATCGACAAGGACACGAACGGCCTTGTCACCTCGTTAACCTACATGGTTCTCTTCGTGAACGACCAAGTGTATAACTACACCGTATCGCTCATGGAGGCCATAAGGAAAAGCGAGCACTACAGGCATAACGCCAAACGGACGGCCAACGCTATCGAGAAAGAGATAGACGCTTATAACACCAACATCTTCCGGATAGCCAAGGCTAACAAGGAGGCGTTAGCGGAGATAACGCAAAGCATGGAAGAGGACGTGCAGCCCCATATAGACCGGTACTACTACACGATCAGCCAGATATTGCTGGATCACGGGGTATCGGGCATGACGAACCAGATAGCCTCGCTGTCATCCACGATAAACATGCTAGCGCAGATGTCGAGGATCACGATAAGCGATTTCGGTGACAGGATGCGGGGGATCGTTCCTTTGGCGTACAATCCCCTATCCTATCTGACACTGGACAAGGTGGAATATCTGAGCGACCGGTTATCAAGCGAGGTCACCGGAAAGGACGTGAGAATAAACTTAAATGAGCAGCCCGGGATTGTGAAGGCGTTCACGGCGATAAGCAACGCCTTGCTAAGGCCGGAGGTCTTCGAGAAAGCTTTTGGCAGGGCGGGATAAATAAAAACTATCAATAATGAAAGATGTAGAATTATTCAGGGATTCTTTCCAGAATTTCAAGACATATCAAATACCAAAAGCGCAACTTATAATAGCTGATGTGCCTTACAACCTTGGAAAAAACGCTTACGCTAGTAATCCATCATGGTATAAGGACGGAGACAACAAGAATGGAGAGAGTGAGCTTGCGGGAAAGAAATTCTTTAACTCGGAAAACGAGTTTAGACCTGCCGAGTTCATGCATTTCTGTAGCGACATGTTAATGAAAGAGCCTAAAAAACAAGGCTGTTCTCCCTGTATGATATTGTTCTGTGAGTACGAGCAACAATTCATGTTTATAGAATTAGCTAGGAAATACGGACTTATGAAATATATCCCTCTCGTTTTCCGGAAGAATTTCTCGGCGCAAGTATTGAAAGCGAATATGAAAGTAGTTGGGAATTGTGAATACGGTCTTTTGTTGTACCGGGAGAAGCTGCCTAAATTCAACAATGATGGAAGGATGATTTTCAATTGTTTTGACTGGGCGGTAGACAACGATACGCCTAAGATTCATCCTACACAGAAGCCTGTGCCACTACTTCGCAGACTGATAGAGATTTTCACCGATAAAAACGACGTTGTTATCGATCCTGTAGCAGGAAGCGGAAGCACGCTATTGGCCGCAGCCCAATGTGGAAGAAAAGCGTATGGATTTGAGATAGATAGAATTTTTTACGACAAAGCAAACAGGCTTGTTTTATCAAGAATACAAAAAACATTATTTTGATATGAGAAATAGGGAATTGATCGCTCTTCTCCAAGAGCAAGACCCGGAAGCGGAGGTCATGATCCGCACGTCAGACGATCAATATGAGTACGATCCGGTGGACGTAAGATGGGATGAAGAGATAGAATGTGTAATTATTCAGGAGGGATGAGATGAGCAGACTAGACATATTAAAATCCTCTCTTAAAAAGAAAGAGGATAAATTCAACAAGAAGATCAACGAACACTTCGAGGACGTAGTCTCCGCTAATGGCCAACCTCTTAACGATAAGAGGAACGGCCCGGCCACCATGCGCAGATGGGACAGGCAGAACAACGCTATATCCAATCTCCAAAAGGAGATAGACAAGACCAAATCGGCCATAGAGCGAGAGGAAGGCAAGCTCATAGGCATGGCCCGCAATAAGAAGCTAATGCCGAAGGAGATCACTGATCTTATCGATAATGGTACATTGATACAATGGGGTAAATATCCGCATATATTGTTTGTTGACGGCGTGGATAAGGCACGGATAATCTGGGATAACAAGAAGAAGACGGTTATGCACAAATTCGTAAGTTCTATTACGGATGCAGATCAAAGAAAGATATTCGCCCGGGTGTATAATTCGCTTCATGAGGCGATCAACAAGAAGGAGGGGTAAATATGGAAGAGAAAATAAAAAAATGTCCCGAGTTTCCCTTTTTCGGCGCATCTTATCCAGACGCAAGATGCTGTGACGGCTATCTATGGGATCTTGACTCATATGATAGCGAGGTTGGAGGATTGACCATAGGCGGGGATGTCCCCTGCCCTTTCTGCAAGACCGATGAGTTTATAGAGTACGATCCTTTTGGTTTATTATACGTAGGGAATGACAAGGAGAAAACTCGTGAATGGTACTTATCTTACATTGATAAATTGAGGGAAAGATATGGATAATAAGGAATATTTAACAACGAATTATAACATGAATCAAATTTGCACGAATAAACAACAATCATCCCGGCTATTAGAGGCCGGGATGAGACCGGAATCGGCGGACATGTATTTGGACGAGTTCGAATTGCCGGTCGCGTTTGAATATAGACGGATAGTGGGACATATGGATCAATACAAGACATCCCCTGCTTGGTCTCTATCCAATCTAATCGGGATGATGCCTAAATCATACCAAGATGATATTGACGGAATGGTTTATTACCTATCCGGAAATTTCGTCGAGTTCATGTACGCATCGGACGAGATCGAAGACGAGGAAGGTGACAAGACTTATACTTGCGCAAACTCCTTCAATAATGAGAACCTCATGGACAATGTCGTTGACGCTATTGAGTGGCTCATAAGAGAAGGTCACCTTGATAAGAAATTCCTAGCATATAAATGTGGCGAATGCAAACTTATCGAGGATGAAGACGCAAACGGGGAAGCTTGGTGCTCATTGCACCAAAATCCGGTAAGATGCGACAGCAAGGCTTGTGAGGATATATTAGAGAAAGGAGGATCAAATGCGTGAGATTAAATTCAGAGGAAAAAGTACGACAAGCGGGAAATGGGTACATGGTATGCTTACGACACTAAAGGATTTAGGGGCAGAAATGCAAGATATGATAATCATAAAAAAGGAAGGAGTATTCAATGAAGGCTCTGCCTCTCCGTTTTTTATGGAATGGGATTACATTCATAAAGACACCGTAGGCCAGTTCACAGGCCTAAAAGACAAGAGCGGAAAGGAGATTTACGAGGGGGACATTATCAGCGTGAATGGCAAATATCCTAAATTGATTAGGTACATAGATGAATGGGCGAGTTATTGCTTGGCTAATCTTACGGATTTGGGCTGTGATCTTAAAACTCGTCATTGGCAGCAAGTTAGTCCTTGCTGGTGGACTGATTATAAAAGAGAAATTAAAGTAATAGGTAATGTTTATGACAATCCCGAACTACTGAAAGGAGGTAATGATGATCACACGTGATGATTTACAATTAAGGATATTGTCCTGTATGTCTATGGAAGGTAGTGGAATCGTTAAGTACAGGGATGACGTTAACAAAATTTCCGCTGTTACTATCACCCCAAGAAAAGACGAGCTATCATACGGCAAGCCAAAAACGACATACTACATCGATAACGTGGAAAAGGAATTTACAGACCTCGATGAACTCATAGACTTCTATAACGAGAAATTTAGGTTTGAGGAAGAAAATCCGGATCAAGAAATAACATTTGTGAAAGTTATAAAAAGGAGAAATAAATATGAGCAAGATTGATTTCAACGCACTCCGTGACCGTGCGTACAAATGCGCATGTGCGCATGGGTTTCACAATACAGAGTTAATTAACGAGCATTTCCTTTGTCTTGTTATCAGTGAGCTGATGGAAGCCGTGGAAGCGGATAGGAAAAATAGGCGCTTTGATAAAGAAAAGCATAAACTCGGTGAATATGCAGAGTGTCAAGGGTGGTTAACAACTGAAGAAAAGTTTATTAACGTATTCAATAGGTATATTAAGGATACCGTGGAGGATGAACTTTCAGATGCGGTTATCCGCTTGCTAGACCTTGCCGGATCGTTAGATATCAGCCTTGAAGATATCTACGATTTCATGAAAGAGCCGGAATATAAAGACTGGGATGATGCTTTAAAGGAAATGTCTTTTACTGAGAGGATGTTCTTTTTAACATCTATCCTATTAACATCTATCCTAACCAACGATGGGGATATAGCGGAAGTAATCAAGGCTTCGATCGTAGTTATATTTCTTAACGCAGATTTACTGTATATAGATCTCCTATGGCACATCGAGCAGAAAATGAAATACAACGAATTAAGGGAGAATAAACATGGAAAGAAATATTGATATGGGACAGACAGTAGAAGAAGCAGCAAAATTATTTTCCAATAGATGTAGGATCGCTAATTGTCAATCATCATTAGACTATCCTTATGATGATATAGATATGATAAATGCTTTCAAAGCCGGTGCCGAATGGCAGGCAAAGAAATCTCCGTGGATAAGCGTGAAGGATCGGCTACCGCCACCCGGAGAAGAGGTTCTGTTATTTGATATAAATTCTATAAGACATCTTGTCTTAGGCTGGTTAAGAGAGAATAAAGGATATAATAAAAGTATGTGGGCTTTGTCAAATGGTCATGTTGATGATGAAGACATTACACACTGGATGATAATACCTGAAAATCATGGATAATTCAATAAAATGCCCATTCTGTCATTCGACTAGATACATAAAGGGATCTTTTCTCTGTGGGTTATATAATTGCAAATGTCTAAATTGCGATAAGTTATTTCTGGTCACGGTAAATGATGGTAAAAATATTTATATGATCGAGAAACGTAGCAAAAATGAATAGTATTAACCGAGCCTTCATGGGAGGCTCATAATTAAAAAAATATATGGAAGCTAGAGAATTAGAAAAAAACTCACCATCGTTAGATCAGATATATAATGCTATAAAAGAAGCGAATAAACAAAACGAGTATAAAATATTTTTCCCGCATTGGGTATACTTCTCCGATGAGTGCAAACTTGAACTCATGAGACAAGGATTCAAAGTCTATCAAGGAGAATGGCTCCGAGGGGATTATGGATTAATAATAGAATGGTAACAAATAAATAAATCATGGCAACAAAATATAAAATAAAACAACATGTGTGGTGTACGAACGAAAGGCATAAGTCGGAAGTCGGCGTTATCGCTGAAGTCGTGGAAGAAAAGTCTTTAGTTAAAACCAAAGATGGGGCACGTAAAGAAAACCTTTATTGTGTTATGCTCCATTATCCTAACGGGAAAATGTATTTCGAGGAATTTTTTGAATCAGAGTTAGAGTTAGTACAACATTAATAAATGATGAATTTATGGTATTATCACCTGAAACAGTCAATGCATATAAAGAATTGCTGACAAATCCCCAAAAACATGGCTTACAATTTAAGCCACTACATGAATGTTTTGAAGAAATAGAAGAAGTAACCCCAAAACATTTATTGTTTGAAGACTTCGCAAATTACCTTCAAAAGCCTTTACCCAAAGTGATATTTTATATCATAATGGATGAATTGTACTCTCATCTGATAGATAAGGATGAGAAAACTAACAACTTAGGATATAGATTGAAATTAGTAGCTAAACCGTAAGAAATCATGAGTAAAAGTAATCATCAAATCGAAGTTGAAAAACTTAGCAAAATAGAATCTGAACTGCTCAGATTAATATCTGACTCGGGAAACGAGGAATTACAAAATAAGTTTCTTGAGTGGCAGAGACAAAGAGCTATCTGCAATGTGTCATTGGTTACGGAATTAGAGCATTCTATTAATAATAAATAACCATGAGATTAAGACACGCCAGCATATGTATTGGACGGAGGCCGGGAAGAAGTTCATCCTTGATTTGTATAACCTTAAAATTTCAGCCTAATGAGAGATAAACCTTTTTATGAGCTGTTATCACGCATAGATGAAGACAGTTTATTGGCCAACTTTTTCAATAAGGTGTTAGGGAATTTGGATATGGCGAGAATCATATCCGCACCCCGTACTTTTCGTCATAAAGATGATGAAAATAGCCGATATTGCATTGATCTTTTTTATGATACATGCTTGTGGGAAATGTATCTTCATCAATTCATATACAAGCTGAATGGATGGATAAAAACACTGGATGAATACCTGACAGAGTTTGGTGGGAGCTGGAAATATTACGCTTCCTCGAAACGTGTCGAGAGCGTTAATGAATATGGCGGCGATGACGATGACTATAACGAGGATGGAAGCGTGAAAGTCATGGATATTCCCAATGACAGGCTTGAGCCTTACTCAGTCATAAGGGAGTTGGTCTGTGATGATTGGACAGATATAGTTCAAGAGACCATCCCGAAAGATTTGGAGAGGCTATACGGATGCCTACAAGCAGAGGCTAATTTATCCATAGCGGATTTTTTCAAGGACAAAATGGGAGTTGATATACCTATGTATCAAAAAGATGACAATGGCAATATGGTTAAGATGGGATTCGCAGACAAAGTATTGCATAAAGCCGCTGAACAAAACAATTCAGAGGTCATGGGATCGTATGTATTGTTGGCATGCTATTGTATGCATGATCTTGTCTCCGCCATAAAATCGTTAAATCCATTTGAAGACAACGTGGAGGCATTGACTAGCGTAAGGAATGACTCAGTGCGGTTTCTATCCATGTCCTTTAGTAATATGGATGTCGTAAAAAAATACATGTCATCATAACAGGCACATCAAGGCCATCTAAATGCAATAGGTTTTGATCAATATGTCAAAACCTATTACTTATATCATATAATTTTATCGCAAAAAATGGAACAGCAAGATATTTCATTATCCTATGGGATACACCGTTCTCCATCTATTGGAAACGAGGGGGAATTATCAGAATGCGTGAATCTGATACCAAAGAATGGCGAACTGGTGAATATACAGCCTCCAAAAGAACTAGGCATAACCCTTCCGGAAGGATCGATACTTATGTACGTGCATCGGACAAAGGATCTCCTTCACTATATCTTTTTCCAGACGAATGTTTTACGCTATGCGGATACGGACGGAACGACCCATCTTATAGGGGCGAACCAATATGACAAAATTCCCAAAGCTATCACGTCCATAGGAAACACCTTGATTGTAATAAGCGAAGATCCTATAAGATATTTACTTTGGGATGGAGAGTTTTATAAGGAATTAGGAGATAAGCCCCCCTTCCCTATCCTGTCATTCGGATTGGTAGGATCATTGGATAAGACCGAACAATTGTCCGTATCCGTTGATCCTCCCTATAATGGAGCCTTTACGGAAGATCAACTATCAACTATCAGTAATTCCGTAATGGGATATGTCTCAAAATTTATCAGGGAGAGAAGTGTAGATCGAGGCATGTTTATATATCCGTTCTTTATTCGTTACGCTTATAGACTATATGACGGAACGTCTTACATGCAATCAGCCCCGATACTGATGATACCATCGTCCGGAGTAACTCCTCACGTTCCATTTACTATTGACGTGGACACAGAGGATTTTGACGCAAAGATCATTGTAAACTTCATTATATCCTCAGTGGTATGCTCCATTAATTACAAAGTCAGCGGAATGGGGAATCAAAGGGAATGGTGGAAGGACATAGTTAAAAGCCTTGATATATTCATAACGCCGCCAATATACACCTTTGATTATTATGGGGAGATTAATGGGGCGCAAAAGATATCAGACGATAACGGTTTCGGGGTGTACTCTATAGGTGGAGGATATTACAATAGGCATACATTCGAGGAAGCCTTGTCCATAGCCCTGCCGGGATCAGGTTATACCGATCAACTCGTCTTACCCGGAAAGGCCATGGATAATAAGGTGCCGGATAATTCATTGTTTTACAAAGTAGCAAGCATAGCGTATGAGGACTTGTGCGGTTATAACGGGGGTGAAAGACGCTCTCTAACTTTAGAGGATAATGTGCTGGGATCGTTGCAAAATCGAGAGCAACTTGTTGACGCGGACGGGTACCAGAATTTAGATTGGCTAATACCTGATTATTCCTATACTTATAACCAGCGGTTAAATATAGCTAATATAAAAAGGATACTATTTGATGGTTATCCTCCGGAGTCCATGGTAACGTACAACGACGGTAGCAGCACGTTGAGCATAAAGGTTTTCATAAGAGAAGGAGAAAAGGATATCGTCGTTCAAACATCCTCCTCATATAACCTTGGTATCAATTTGCATTACCTATATTACCCCAACGCTAACGCATACAAGATGGTGATAACACGGAATTCGGACGGATACCAAGCGATCGTTACCCTCTCTCCGCATAACACGCTGAACGGGGCTTACTATTTCGACTCATACGCCCCGATCATATTTAAACCGGGCAGCGATAGCACACCAATATCAACGGACAAGTCGGTCAATATGCCAAACAAGATATATACGTCCGAGGTCAACAACCCGTTTTATTTTCCGTTAGCGGGAATAAACACGGTGGGAACCGGTGGGATCATAGGTATCCGATCCACCACGAAAGCGCTGTCCCAAGGACAATTCGGGCAATTCCCCTTATACGCTTTCTCTTCCGATGGGATATGGGCCTTGCAATTATCGGATGCTGGATTATATTCCTCCATCCAACCTATAAGCAGGGATATTTGCAATAATCCGGATAGTATCACGCAACTGGATTCCTCGATAGTATTCAGTACCGAGCGTGGCCTTAAATTATTGCAAGGCTCCGATATCAGCCTTTTATCGTCATCGTTGGAAGGAGTAAATATTGATGAGACATTCTTTAATGTCAACCCGGATTTTAGCGATCTTTTCATCCCGGACACGGAAACTTTCGTAGAGACATTGCGAGCTTGTAAGATTGCCTATGATTATACGAATTCCCTATTGCATATTTATCCCAAAGGGACTAGAAAGCATTATGTATATTCTTTGGACACCGGGGAATTCTCCACTTTCGTAGGGGAAGAGGTCAAGGCCATGGCGCAAGATTATCCAAGCTCGGTAGTGCAAATAGGTAACGTTTTGTACTCACTGGAAAAATATGTCTCTGAAGATACCAGAAAAGGCATAGCGATCACACGTGCCTTGACGTTAGGAGATCCTTTCTCTTTAAAGGTACTAGTCGATCTTAGGACGTTGGGTTTACGAAAGGATGAGTCCTCAAAAATCAAGATAGCGGTATTCGTAAGCGCGGATAGGAAAAATTGGTCTCGGCTTAAATCTCTTAGGCAAAGGGCTTTTAAATACTATCGGCTCGTTTATTTCTCAAACCTATATGATTTAGATACATTATCAGGAACCAGAGTAAGATTCGAGACTAGAAGGGATTGGAGGATGCGTTAAAGTACCCCTCGGCCTAGCCGGGGGTATATGTCATTTTTTTTGCTTGTAACTGGCCGCAACCTTCAACAACTCAATAGCGGAATTAGTGTTTTTAGCGTCCTCGAACTTTATAGAGGATACCTTTGGTACCACGAACTCACTAGCTTTTAAATAAACAGCGCATTTATCCTTATCCTTTAGCTTGAGGAAAGCTTTCTTGAACTCTTCCTGATTGTCGATTACGAAATCACGGAAAAAATTCTTTATCTCCGTGTTCTTATTCCGGGTTCCCTTCTCCCTTCCTCCCATCTTCATGTGACCATTCTCAAAACCTTTTCCCATGATTTATAATCTGAAATAAACATCCTTAACCTGTGTCTCCCTTGCCTCGTTTATGATATTTCTTCGATCCTCCTCCTTTTGAGAGGCGTACATCTGTACCCTAGATGGATCTACCATCCTATACCAAAAAGATAATACGCTATCAACCACGAAACGGTGGATATAAACGGCCAATCTCCTCGGATCTCCACGCCATCCTCTTTCCATCACCAAGTTTATGATCCATTCCCTATCATCCTTCACCTCGTCCGTTACGGCACGGCTCTGAACCCAAGGGGAAAACGCCCGTAAATGGCCGGTAGCCTCCGACAACGCGTCATTCACTTGACGAAACATCCAATCCGCCGTTTCCTCTGAGGTCTCCAGCCCAGCTCTTTCCTTTCCGGGAAGGCCCGATACATCCCCAACCTTCCATGTCTCGAAATCCACGTCATACTCAATCTCGCACCTCAATAGCGTTATCGTTAACTCAAATCCACGCATATCGACACGTGGCTGTATGATTTTCCTGTCTCTCATATTTCTCCTGTTTCTATAATGACATCATCAACAATGACATCATCGATATCCTTAAACGGCTTCCTCTTGCACTTTCGCGGGGCTTTCCTTGAATAGGCGGTTTCCTCTATCATGGACGCTATTCCCTTTAACTCCTCCTCTAGCTTGACGGATAGTTCCTCAAAGTAAATCAAGCTCCAGTTCCAAAGGACGAACCACACCACGTATTTATGGGCCAAGGTCGCCAACGACTCGCCATCATATCCTCCACGACGCTCCTTCATGCGCAACACCCAATTCACGGCATCGGTATCCAATGAATCATCCGAATCGCCGGGTATATCCTTCAAGATACCGGACAAGGAAACCTTTAAGGTCGCCACCGCCTCCTCTATCTTGCGTCTTATAAAAGTATCATCGGCCTCGTTATCATCGGACTGCGAGGAGAATCTTTTACCGGGATCCTCCTTTCTCATATCTCCCAGCCTCCACGTCCACTGGTCTATGTCATGCTTTAAATATGTCCAACCTAGATTTATGTCCATATCATGCTTTTTTTAATAGCGGGGGATTCTTCCTGTATATGTTCTTCACGCACATGACGGACATATCCTCCCACAAAGATTTATAAACCCCTATCCTATCAGGCTTCCGATCAGAAAGCCAACTCATCATAGAATAACCTACCAGAGCGTCCAACAGGTTCTCGTCCAGTTTCCTGTTGACATTCCAACGTGTATCCTCCGTCCTGACCTCCCATACGAACCCTTTTTCCGAATAAGCGGAAGAGGTTATGATTTTGGCCATACCTTCTTCAAGAACCCTCGCCGCCTGTTCCAGATATGTCCTTATAAGAGGCCTGTCCTGTTCCGTTATCTTTATCTTTAGATATAGGCTTTCCCCGCTATCCCCGACGAGATCACGTCCCTCGAAGCTGGATAGCATCTCGCATTTATCTATCGCCTTTATATATTCAAACTCATATGTCATTTGTGATCCTTTTCTGGCAAAAATAGGGCTTTAGGTATGATTATTTTGTTATTTTGGTTATTCTGACAAAACCAAGTCCTTTTATTCGATTTATTTGCGATTAAAAAGACCAATCATGAAACGACTTATTCCTAAATCTCGGTTTTCCCGACGCCCCACGACGGTTGATAGCGTCAAGCACCGCATCAAGATATCAGGCACGGACAAGACCAACATACCTTTACTGTCTAGGTGCCAAAACGCTTGGGAAAACCTTAGCGATTTCAGGGCCACCCGTCTTCGCAATTTCCGTTACGTGTTCGGTGACCAATGGGGTGATATCGTGGTGGACAAGGACGGGGAAAGGGTGAAGGAACGCGATAGGATAGCGAGGCGTACGGGAGGGGTCGCTTTGCAGAACAATCATCTTTTCAAGATCGTAAATACTTTGGCGGGGTTATACGCAAAGACCGCTACCCTTCCCGTATGTTTCGCCCGGCAGAAAGACGCGGATACCAAGTCACAGATGATGACGGACGCTTTACAGACCAACTGGGAAAATAACCTTATGAAAGATGTCCTCACCTCCGAAATGATAGAGTTTATTTGCGGTGGATGCGCCGTGGTAACGGAAGAATGGTCTAGTCATGACGATATAGAGGACAGCTACACCTACGTGGTCAACCCTTCCTATTTCTTCTATGAGTCGAAAGCCAATGATCCAAGGCACTGGGATGATTCCTTGATCGGGGAGATCCGTGACTATACATTAGGCGAGCTGGCCTCGGTATTAGCGGAGTCCGAGTATGATTACAGGCAATTGGAGGAGATTTACTCATCTTGGCTCAATCGTATGGAAAATCTGGGAACCCAGCAGACGGATCGTTTCATGGACGAGTCTTTCGACACGCCTCCCGCCGCCGACCTGTGCCGGACCTACCATGTTTGGACACTGGAGAACAAGCCTAGATACCGTTGCGTGGATATCATGGACACCGATGATCCTATATACAGGATAGAGCTTAGCGATCTTCCTGTCATCAAGAGAGAGAACGAGGATCGTATGCGTATGGGAATGTCACAGGGATTACCTCCGGAGGAGATCCCATTGATAGAATACACCTATATAATAGATCAATATTGGCATTTCCAAATGCTATCACCGGACGGACGTGTACTTACCGAGTATGACACGCCTTATGAATATAAGTCTCACCCCTATATTTACAAGCTACACTATTTGGTGAATGGACGGACAGTTCCTTTTATTTCCGTTATCATAGATCAGCAACGATACATCAACCGGCTGATCATGCTTAACGACTTGGCTATCCAATCAGCGGTAAAGGGAGTAAAGATGATCCCTAAAGACTCCGTTCCGGACGGGATGTCCAATCGTGAGTTCGCCGAGCAATTCGTTGAGATCGGATCATTTATTTTTTATGAGCCGTCCAAGAGCGGGAACAAACCGGAAGTCATAACATCGAACTCTACCAATATCGGTACCACGGAGCTATTGCAATTACAATTGAGTTTCATAAACGATATAACGTCCGTGTCGGAAGCCTTGCAAGGGAAAACCCCGTCGGGATCAACAGCGGCAAGCAGATATGCCATGGAAACACAGAACTCCACTACATCTATCGCTACGTTACTAACCAAGTTCTCCACGTTCGAGGCCGAGATCGCTCGTAAAAAGATGAAAACGATCCATCAATATTATCAATCCCCAAGGAACATATCGATGGAGAGATCAGCGGGTTATGCCACTTATAATGAGTATGACCCGAAGACAGTCCAAGATATAGATTTCAAGGTCAATATCAAGGAATCCGCTGAATCTCCGGTAGCGAGAATGATGTTAAACGACTTGGTGAAGGAATTATGGATGGCCGGAGCCATTTCTGCGGAGCAAATGTTATCACTATCATATTACCCCGGATCAGACCAGATACTTCAGTCCATTCAATCCAACAAACAAGTGGTTGAGCAAGGTGGTAATATCCAAGGTGTCCCAGCTGATCAAATGAACGCAATCAACGGACAGGTTAATCAAGATGCGCTCAATAAGGCACGACAAGCCTTGATGTCAGCATAGAGGATAAAGTGTAATATCACTTTCTTTTCCCTTCTATGCTCATTAGGTGCCTTATCCTAGCCTTAATCTCATGAAAGTTTATAGGCTCGAACGACAACGATTCTATAAGGCGGTCTATCTCCCGTCTTACAGAATCGTTTCTTTTCTTGTTATGTGATCGTGTCTTAGTCATCCATGGCACACATATAAATCCAAACCTTGCCTTCAGGAGCGTCATCGTCAAGGAAATAGAAATTTATAGCGTCCTCGATGATTTTCTTTTCAGCGTCATGGTCAAACCATTCCGTGAATTTAATCTCCTTGTCATGCCAGTTCGCGTTAAGAGCAACGTACACGTCCCATATGTTGGTATTTCCCGGTATGCTCATGCCTTTTATAGCGGTAGCCACCTGCTCCATATTCCAGTGCTCGCCTTTATGCTCTCCCGCCTTGCCTTTATGACGCATTGCCGCCACGTCCATCTTAGCGAAATGCTCATTATAATGAGGACCGCAAAAAACCTCATGTATATCACGTATGGCCTCGTCATACTTCTCGGGATCTTTTTCCTTTAGACACTCCATCGCCTCGTCCAGTTCTCCTATGGCCTCCCACATCTTTTTTTCGGATACCATCCCTTTTGAGTGGTAATCCTTCATCAGTTCTTTGTAACGCATGATCTTGCATTTTAAACATTAATGAATCAAGCGCCGGGAGCCGCTGGAAAGGTAGCGGAAATAGTCAATGGGGTAGCCAAACTTACACCGTAGGCACGGTTACAACACTTGACGTTCTCGGGCGTGACTTGGGTGACGAGAGGGGTAAGAGATATCGTGGGAACAGCGCCAGCGGCCCCGATAAAAGCTACCTTGAATTGCTCGACCCATTGCTTGGTAACCGTCCTGCAGGATCCCTTGGGCGTATAAGCCACAAGTATGGCGGCATTGATCGTAACCGTCGTTTGCGTATTCACCGTACTTTGCTCGGCGACGGTGAAATTGACTATGCCGGTAGGCTGTACGCCATTGTCTACGCAATAGGCCTGACATAAATTCTCCACTACATTAGTCAAGTATTGTTGGCTGGTAGCGGCGATCGCAATTGGTGTTAATTGAATCATGATCGTAATTATTATTGATTATTTATTTATCCACATCATCACCTTGTGGAATAGGTTCCTCTGTCAATACATCGTATGAGCCGGTCTTTTCCGGGACCGGAAGATTGTAACGCAACAACGTCCTTAGTTCCTCCAAGTCATCGGTCTCGAACTCGACCTTTCCCTCAAACAGGGAAAGCCCGCCGTTTCTTATAGCGTCCTCCACCACCTTGTGCGCCAACTCCGGGATAGCCTCATCGGGGATGCCTTGAAGGTACCGAGCCAACATCGGCTCAACTAATGAGGATGACAATCCGTCTAGCAATGGGGATATCTCCTTGGATATGCTCCACATGGGACTTACCCAACCCGTGGAGCGTAACTTAGCGTCTATGTTCGCTATGAAAGGAAGTTGTCCCAACCGAGTTCCCAAGAGACCTTGGATAGCGGGCTGTGCCCACTTATTGAGCACAGCCGCCAGTTTTTGAGCGTTAGAGTACATGGTCATCATCAATTACATCCGCAACATCCCGTATCACAAACCTTACGCTGCGGGATCACCAACTCGCTCAATGCTGCTAGATCCGCGATCTGCTGTTGCATGCATTTCAATGTAGCGGTGTTAGTCCCATTGTAAACGGCTTGGTTCATGTTAATTGAGGCTTGTTCCTCCTTGTTCCTGTTGATGATTGTCAACAAGCGGTCATAAACATCCGCCAACTTTTGGTCAGTGTAAGTGTTGGATTTCAACAAGGCGATCTCAGAGTCCTTAGCGGAAATCTTATCCATCATCCCAGCCTCATAGCGGGAAATAGGCCTGTCTTCGGATGTGATTACCTCAACCGGACCGCCATATCCAGCGTTCCTTACGTTGCCACAACCACCCAAAAGATTCCCGGCGTTCAATCCCAAGAAAGAAGCGATACCTGCGGAAGCTCCCACGGTGTTGTAATTACCTTGGCCTTGCCCGGTGACACTGTACTCCTCACCATTCATTCCTTTAATTCTCATAACCTAGATTTTTTAATGATCATGTCCGGGTATCCCGGACACCACAAAAATCCAGAGAAGTCCATACCATGGGAAATATCTTGTTCCTAGCTTATTCCTTATTCATTCCTAGTTTGTTCCTGACCTCCCGGTCAAGCATATGTATCATCCAATTACGCCTTATCCTATCTGGAAAATCGTTCTTGATCCTATTAACGCCCCGTCTGGTAAGCCCTGTAAGATCGGCCACAACTTTCTCCGAGTACCCCTTATCCAAGAGTATTATAATGAGGATACCACGGGCGTTAACGCATTCCTCACGGTTAAATGACATCATGTCTACGGGATCAACCCCGCATACCTCACCTGCGATACAAATCACTCGCTTGTAAAACTCTTCGACCTTGTTCATATTCATATTTTAATTGAACATTAATAAAGCCACGCATGTTATATCAAGGAAGCCCCGAAAAACACACATGGCTTGGCTATGTTTTCCTTCGTCCGGGTCGAATCAGAGAAGGAATAGGGGCTTTACCCCGCACGCATTCATAAATAAATATTAAGCTCGCTTGATCGTGAGATTCGGTGGGCTTAACCTTTTTCACCAAATCCTATAGAACCCGCCTATCCCGACATAGGGTGACAAGCCATGCTTTCCGATCCCATAACCGGCTATTGCGCCGATTCCCCATCTACGGGGGGAGATCGTCTTGGTTATATACTCAGTCCTTCTATAAACCTCGATGTAGTCAAGATTAGGCTTATAGCCGGATATTGACAGCCGGTAATCATCCGTCTTGTACTCCTTTTGAGTTATGGGTACCGGAACATATACAGGTTCCTTTACCGTGTCGCCGTCCAACGTGATATAAACAGGGAACGGCTCAGGTATTGTTTGTACCAGTGTCTCATAGACCGGGTACGGGATGCTGTCATGTATCGTATCCACCTTGGTAAACGTGTCAGTCTTATGTATTTGATTGCCATCCACATCCCCCCGGATATGGTAGCCAGCCGTGAAACTGGCTACCAAGCACACTAGTATTAATATTGCTTGCCAAGGTTTCATAGCAAGTTCCACCCCGCAATAACATCCGACATATCCGCTTCTCTCCCATTCTCCACCTTGCTCATACCAGACACAATCCGGATCATCTGCTCGCGATCATTGATGTTGATCGGATCATCGGACGGGATGCCGGCGTAACCAGATACGGCCTTGATATAGGCATCTGTATCATTCTCGTTTTCAGGAGCCCAACGACTGATCATCTTGCGGATCGTGTCAAGCTTATAGTTACGATAGTAGTTCGAGAGGATTCGGAACACCGCCCGGTAGCCGTATGCCATCGTTTCAAACTGCTTAAATGAATTATCCTTACTCGGTCTAATTTCGCCTTGAAATAGATCGCTGTTGATCCGGATATTCCCGGGGTTGTTGTTCCTAAGTCCCCTCGGTAATTTTTTCTCTGCCATTGTTATTTGATTTTATTCGTATATTTGTGACGCTTTGTTAACCTTGCTATCCTCCCTTGCGAAAGACAGGAAGCTAAAATTTATCCGGCTCCCCTATCCTTTTGGATCTGGGGAGCCTTTTCTATCCTTCGTCTTGTTGAACTCCTCCAAGAAATTCACCTTATTGATAAACTTCACGGCGGCAACCCAATACAAGAAGGCTATCACCTTGTTATCCGGGAATACCTTGCCCATGTTCTTTAAGACATTGGTCCCGTAAAACCATATCATCGCCCACGTGATCCAAGATACGAAAGCCTTGGCGTTATCCTCTGATATATCCATCATCACGCCTATCCAAAACGAAATGATAATTATCAGGAAATACACAAGCATGTACACCCAGCTACGGATGAACTTGCTCTTCCGGAAATCCCCGTGATCCGCAGCCAATCCCCAGAACGTATCGATGAAGGCCAGCGACAGGATCACCACCAAGAAGTTCTCGATCGGTGACACGAAGTCCATCGCCGTGACAACGGCGGCTATGGCGATGGACTTGGCCCAGTTAGCGAGGTCGGATATGTAGGAGAGGTAACGGTACATAAGGTTGTCTCTATCAAAATAACTCGTTGAAATAGAATGATGCCCGATATGTCTCAAACGCCTCAGGGAACGCCTTGACCTCCATCCCCGAATCTAAGGCGTATTGGATAATATCTGACACTTTCTCATCTACGTCCGTGCCACTGCCCCAAGTATTAGCATGGGTGACTATGACAACCCATCCATTATCGGCAACACATCCATCTATCAATCTCTTGGTTCGGTCTTGATTTGATTGACTTGACACGCTTATTCGAGGAATGTTATACCTGTCACAATTACCCGCCATGCTTATGAAGCTGTTATTCGACGTGGTCCCGCTCATCGTCATGAGGCTTTCCATCCCGTGCCTCTTGGCTAGGTTCCTTATAAAATCATCATTGACTCCATAAGGTGTAATCCAATGTTTATAATTCAAGAAACCATATCTTTCCATGTCTCTCAATCCCCTGATGAAATTCTCCTTTATCAAACTCTCGTCATACATCGGGTTCCCGGATTCCCAATATCTCGTCTCATCGCCTCTTTGGTAATAGCAATGATAAAGACAACCAAATCCCTCTTGCTCATACTGTAACAGCAGGTCGGCCAATCCTTCTTGCTCATCGAGGTTCTTGGTCATGACCGCATAATTCCCGACAACACCTTTAGATACGAATAAATTCCTGTATCTCTCAACAAGCGCTATACTGGACGTGTCATCATCGACAAAGGATATCATGGGTTTTCTTGGTTTGGAAAAAGCCAATTTATCGGCGCATAACTCGTTAAGCTTATAGGAAGCATTGCCATTATACGACGTTTGCTCTGGATTGTCCATTTTATTCGCCGTAGCCGTTATCACGGCGTTATTATCCGTGTACATAGTAGTCCTACCCAATTTGCTCCCTCTCTTCTTAAAGGTTTCCGCTATGTCGGTATAATCGCTGGTAATATACCGACCTCCATTGATAGGCTCATAGGCCGTCTTATGGGTGCCGATCTCTATCTGCGGATAGAAAGTGACATCACCCACGAATCCCTCGGCCACGAATAGTCTTATACCGTACTCTACACCCGCCTTCGCCTCGAAGGTCAAACCGTTCTCATCCACTAATAAATTGGAGTTTACGCCATCCCCTACCTGCAACTGGGCCTTAAAGTCATAGGTCTGCTGGACGCTGCAATTCCCTGATACCGTAACCCATGTATCATTAGCGAACTTGAACTTGAAGTTATGATTCCATGTCTTGCCATTTAGATTCCAGTATTTCTCCGGAAAGTTCTCGCCCGAGGATACGCTATTACCGGTAGAGCCTTCCGATACCACCCTTATCGTATTGGTAGTAAACGTATAGGTATTACCATTGTTGATCCTTTTTACCATATCGCTGGTGATCATGAAGATATTCTTGCCACAAAAAGTGACCAACGTATCCGCTGACAATCCGGAGATGGACAGATCCTCGAAAGGAAGGGTCGACGTGCCCCCCAATACCAAGGGATTGCCTACGCCTGAGACGGTTCCCATATCATTGATATTATCCAGTTTATCTTTCACTTGATCGCTCGTGTAAGTATCGATCAGGACGGGATGGACGACCTCGTCGACGGTTGTCCCACTAAATACCCTTATAGCCAATATAAGGCCGTCTGTACCTTCAGGAGGGGTGAAGGTATAGTTCTCATTTACCGTACCACCGGTTTTAAACTCACCGCCGGCATACATCCATACGATGAAGGAAGCATTCTTGGCTGAGTAAATCAACTGATAGGTCTTACCGGGAACGATACTATCAGGCAATTTACTCCGGTCAAGATAAATAGTATTTGATACATCCTCAGTGGCGGTTCCGTACACATGGTATCTGCCATTCCCCAGATATTGAAAGGTTATCCCATTGGATATAACTGTGGCATGTGTAAACTCATCCCTTTTGAGCATATTATCACAGTTCAACATTCCAAGATCCGCGGTTGATTCCGCTAATTTTGTCACCTCCCCCCTCAAGCTCGCCTCCCTAGCGTCCGTGCCAATCCACGCCCCCTTCTCATGATTAGCCGTGAACTCGTACAAGAGGCCGCCGTAATTAACGATCTCGCCTTTTACGTAGGGCTTGGTATTGGAGAAGACAGGGTACGTGTCTAGGCCGACGATGGATGAAACAGCCTTTTGGCTCATGAGCTCCGTCTCGCTATTCCCGATCGTCTGAACCACCCCGGCGGCTATGCTTTGGAAAACCCCGTTATCTACCCATCCTGAATCGTTATACACGTACATCCGGTATATAGGATTCTTATGCTCCGAGTCCTCCGCCGCATACGTAGGGCCTACCATGTAGATATCACCCTGTTTCACGCCCGTAGAGGGTAGGGCTGACGATGTAGCGACATACCCTTTTATATACAGGTCTTGCGTGAACGGCTTTGACAGGTCAGACCATGTTTTCTGATCCCGTGATATCTGGATCTTATTGTCTTGATAGCGGAACCAAGCGGCGATATACTCAGAGATCTCATTCCATACCTCTCCATCATACGAGTATCGCAGCTTGTTATTAACCGTGCGAAGCATGGGAGTAAGCCCGTTGTCCCCTTTAGGCCCCTGTGCCTTGAAGCCGGTATCAACGCCATCTTGAAACCAATTTCCGTTAGAGCCTATGGTTATGTTACCCCCGACCGGCAAAGCGTCCGTTATCCTAATCCAAGAGGAGTCAAGACGGAAGAAATCATCGGCGATACAAAGATCATAGGTAAGCTTCTCGGTTATCGTCTCCTCGTCAAGATTCTTGTAGGTGATTATGATACCCTTCCTTCTCATCCAGAAAGGTAATTGTATGCGGGTATCCCCCGCCGATCCCATCCAAGGCAAATACACGTTGTTGCATTTCCACAATATGGCATCAAGCCTCTCTTTCGTCCTAGCGTCATATACGGCCTGAATGTATGTCAACGGATAGATCGGGAAACGCTCGTTCTTATCCTTGGCCAGCTTGTCTAGCTGCTGTACGCTATCCCTCTCGTAACCCTCGCAAATATCTTTTCGCTCTTCCATGATGTATCTTGCTTTAGTTGTTATACGTAAAATATGTTATAGCCGGCGTTCAACCTCAAGATCAAGTCTAGGTCGTTAGTCTTTGACCAATCCTCGCCTTCCTTCTTGTAAAGGGCCAGCCTGAGAACGCTCATGCCGTCCCTCTGATCCAGTTTGTAGATGTTCCCGGCCAGATAGAAAGGCTTACCTACCCTTATGCGCTGATCGCCGCTCTCCGAAAGATCGATGTTCTTACGGCCTTTGTACAATGTCCTTACCTTCGGCTTGTAGATAGAGAATACAAGCTTGAATATCTTTCTGATGATCGTGTATATGAATTGTCTCATGATTATATGTTTTTAATGGTTACACGGTAGCTCCGGTGGCATCGACCCAGTTCGCACCTGTCCACCAAATAGGCTTGTTTAAAGTTATGTCATAATAAGTAGAACCTTTGTAATAAGAGTTGAGTATTGGTCTTTCTTTTGTAGAACCAGTTTCATTGCAAAAAAGAACAGGCTCTTTACTACTGACTTTTATCCAATAAACACCATTAAACTCAAGAATAGATTCAGCAGGAAGTGAAACTGAATCAGGAGGAATATCCGTATCAGTAAGAGTAACATCATTTAATGCTTGCCACACATTACCCGATGACCATGCTACCTTATCCCCTACTCTAATTGTGGTACCTATATTATTTGGTAATAAATAATTAAAATAAGAACAATCTCGTAAAGCTTTTACAAGCTTATCATCTATATAATAAGATTTGCCCTTCTCCATTATACCTACATAGTCAGCTTGAATATTCTCAGTCCTTCCTGTCATCTTATAGATAACAGCATTTGTTTTGCCATATAAATACAAATCCCCAATATTACCCATATAATTTAATGTCTTGATGTAACATTTACTGGTACTCAAGTACCCGCCTCTCATAACATTATTAGCAACACTCATATAATCAACTTTGAACCAATCAAAGTTTGTAGATCTTATATCAAACACAAAGAAAGCGCCAATAGTATTTATATTGCTATTATTCTCATAAGTTAATCTTCTTATCTCCCTATTGCTAATAGGGACAAGTTTCGATTTAGTCAAAGTGTATTGTATCAATGCTTTATAGAATCCTAACTCTGGTCTTGTAGCTATACCATCAATCTGATTGTCAGTAAAATCCACATTATACATATTCTGTATCAAGAAGTATCTTCTATCCACAGCATCATCCTGTACAAATTTGAATTTATTACTTCTGATACTTAGATTAGTACCCATCACATATACAGGGTATACACATACACCTGCTCTATAAGCTGGTGAAGGTAAGTTATATTCTGCATTATAATGGGAAAAGTCAAAGTCATTACCTTCAATAATTATAGTTTCACATGCTGGTGAATTGACAGTGTTAGTATCCTTATCTGTATAATTTCCAGATGCTCCAAGAGCTACAAGCGCATTAAAACACTTGCATCTATTATTCCTAATAGTAATATTAGTGGCAAGAGTAGCTACTAAAACAGCATTCAAACACTCAACATCATTATTTTCAGCAGTAACAGATTCACTTCTATATTGCCCCCATTCTGATGTGTCAAGTATAGAACTCATTCTACTTTCTCTAATGATATTGTCTTTGAACTCTGTGTATAGACCATGAGCATTAAGTAATGAACCTGTATAGTAACATCTTTCAAACAAGTTTCTATTTATTTCAAGTTTATTACATACAGCCAGTAAAGGAGTTGCTCCTCTATTATAGTCATGTACATAGTTATCACTGAAGACCACATTCAAATCCACTCTTTTAAGAGTGGGCATCGTGATATTAATCCATTCAAAAGCCTCATTATTGTAGAACTCGGAATGAGAGATTTCAAAGTAATTACAATCTTGCCCAGTAATTAACTGCCCTATAGTTGTAGTAGGAGTAGGACTGGGGCTTGGATAACCTGAAACAGTATCACCAAATACACAATTAGTAATTCTTACATCCTTAACCTTATCGCATAGAATAAGACCATCACCTATATAAGCATTATTGTATATAAATTGAGTATCTCCTATAAATGAGATATTATCCAACTTGAAGTAACTTTGATTAGTTACGGTAAATACTCTCTTCAAGGCTGATGCTACATTAGGATACTTAACTACAGGCTTAATCGTTACACCTCCCAATCCTTTTATTATAGCCGGAAAGTTTACATCCACCTCTGAAAAGAGATACGTTCCCTCAATAAATTCAACTCTATTTGACGCAACACTGAATAAGCCTCTTATTTGTGAAGATATATCAGTAGATCCAGTTCTGTCTAATTTAAACCATGCTGTAGTACAAGTATCATTAAGTAAGTTGCCCTTAAGGGTTATATTATTGAACACCTCTGTATTTGCAATCAAAATCGTATTGTTAAAGCGTATAGTACCATTCCTCAAACTCCCCCCTTGGAAATCCAGCACGCAATTCTCCGGCACCTCGATCGTCTGCCCGGCTAGGCAGTAGTCGTACTGGATGATGTAGATGGTATTAGGCTTTCTCATCATGTGCTGCGTGAGCGTGTTCACGCCGTTAACGTAATGCTTCCTAAGATACACACGTCCCATGCCAGAATAATCCTTCGGTGCGTACTCCTTGTCTTTCAACTTCAAGGTCTGGTTATCCGTCACGGTTATATCCTCCTCGTCCGGGAGGTTGGTGATGCTCTTGTTCCCGATCAATTGCTTGGTCGCCTCGGAAAGATCGTCCGGATCGACGGAGCCGGGCTTCAAGTCCGTCACTTGCTGGTTGGTGATGTCAATGATCTCGTTTCTCAATCCCCTCCGGGTAATGTACGTGTCACGGATAACGTTACCCTCATGGTCTCTCCAAGCACGGTCTACCGTGATCTCCGGGGTAAGGTCGATATCCGGCTTGAAACCGGCGGGACGGGCAGATACCGGAGCGTGGCTCTTGATCTCATCGACCACATCCCCCATGTCATTGACCTTGTCCTCGGCTTCCTCTACACGATCACCAAGGCGGCTTGTCTCTTCTTGAATATCCTCTATGGCATTGTCTTGTGCCTCCAGTTCATCGGTAATGGCCTTTTGGCTCATGGTATCCACCTCGCTATCACCACGGGAATCGAGCACGCTTACGTAACGCTCATGCTTTAGCCACTCTCCTTCAGTACCGTTCCAATCCCCACGTAATACGGCCAGTTCATATGAGGACAAACCATCGTAGCCATAAGTGGCTGTAGAGGTCTTTACCTTCAACACGACAACGCCTTCTCCGATATTCGTAGCCTCGTCCTCGAACTCGGTTATAGAGAAAAGATCCTCTCTCTTGGAGCGGCATATGTTTCGTGTATCAAATACATGATCCATATTCTTGACCCATATCGCCTCGATTGAGTAAGTTCCTTCTTTCAATCCTGAAGGAATGTCCACATACAGCGTGCCTTTGTCCGCTCTCGCTTGAAGTAGGTATTTCTCTCGGTTGCCTAATAGAAAAACCTTTACGTTAGACCGGGAGAAATCCTCTTTCACCGGGCTTATCCCCTTGTAAATAGTCCACTCTACCCGAATTAACCTGTCCTTGAATATGTATACCATGATTATATAGTCTTGTTATTGATTAGAGTTGGTCCCGGATGGATTGACCCCCATAAGAACCAACGCCTGATTAAACATGCTGTCTGCGTGCTGATCCCTGTATGTGAGCAACGTGAGGCCGGAAATATAATAGATCAGTGCCTTTTTTAACTTAGAGCTTATATTCAAGCTATCCGTGACCTCCTCGTCTATTATGATCCCGATCTCGAACGAGTCCGAAGCGCCCTTAGCCTTGTACAGCTCCAATGTCTTGCCCGGCCTCATGGTCAATGCCAGTTTTGGCCTCTCCCACGTCCCTGTAGCGTATGGATCGGACAACGTGGCGTATTCCTTGTCATTCCAGTAGATAGGATCTGAAATAAATAAAGGCCATGATGATAGCCTTGCGTAACAAATCCGTGAGTAGTTCTCCGGTAGCTCAACACGAGCGACAAGATCATCATCAATGGTCCCTTCCGTTATAACCATGTTAGGCTCCAGCAACCCCCAGTCGGCGTTCCCGTTCACGAACCGCAACGCCTCGGATATCTTGGACTTGATAATCGTATCCATTTCCTCGTTATCTTGCGTACCAAGGAACTCCGCGTCATTAAGCCCGATCTCATCTATACAGATCTTGACCTCGCTTACTATGTCGCTCACGTCTATTCTCATCATTTCATGTTGGGGAACGATATATTTAATTTATCTTTCAGCTCATCGAGCATCTCATCGCTCTCCACTTTATAGCCCATCTTCGCGAAATAGTCTATAGCGTCATTCACGTTCTTTACGGTCTTTACCTCTTTCACTAGCTTTTCCTTGCCTTTTGCGCCTCTCATGACAGATACATTAGAATCACCATCTTCTTTTAACGTAGAGACTAGCCGAATAGACGTGCCAAACCGGCAATCGTTCTCTATAGCGTCCTGTACGAAAGGATTGCTTGTCCGTAACAAGGCGTTCTTTCCATTGATGAAATTACCTCCCTTGAACTCCATGCTAACCCGTGTTCCACAGTATACGGTACGGAGCATGCAATTGTCCTTGCCTACCAGCTCATATATTTTCGTGATCATTCGCTTAATTTTATAAGACCCACCATATCGGTGGGCTTTGTTTAACAATATATCCTGTTTACACGTTTATCTCCCCTTTGTAGGGTTTCCATTCGGTACCGTCATATACGTACAATCCCACGGCGTGCGTATCGTCCGCTACGGTCAAATAGACAACATCGTCCTTTTTCGGGGTAGATACGGAACTCAGGGAAGCTACGCTGGAAACGACCGTGTCAAGCATGGATAGCTTGTATCCGCTAACCGTAACGTCCGGCCCGATCAACATGGAGTTATAACCCGTAAGCATCAAGCAATCATCCTGAATATAGTATTGGGACTTGGCCTCGCGAACCTCTCCTCCCTCTCCCTTGGAATGATCCACGGTCAGGGTCTTGCCTTTTTGGTAGTAATAACGCTTGGCCTCGGACATCGGGAAAGCCACGGCGCACTCCTCATAGCCAAGATCGTCAAGGGCATGCTCCACCTTGAAATTAAGTTTACCAAAAGTGGTCTCGAAAGACGAGATATCAATGCCGATATTTTGTTTCTTGACAAAGGAGATATCCTTATGTTTGGTAAAATCAATGTTCAAAAGTTTCTCGATAAACTTGGTGCCGCAATACACGTCCATCTCGTTCGTGTTCGAGTACTTCCCGAAAAGCATACGTGTGATACCGATAAGATCGGCGAACTCCAACGTCGAACCGATCTGGTAACCCAGCCGTAACTGTCTCAACACGCCTTTCTGGAAATACACATACTCGGTACCGGTTTTCTTGGAACCATATTTCAAAGACTTAGTGCCGACACCGATCAACATCGTGCGTGTACATTTCTTGCGGAAATTAGACAAGGTCCAATCTTTCAAGTCCTGAACGTTCCACTTCGCCTTTTTATTAATACGCTCAAAGAATTCCGTCCACGTGATAGGGCATACCTTCTTCTGCAAATAAGCGATCTCTTTTTTCGGATAAGCGGAATCCGGGGCGATCTCCACCTCACTCTCACTCATGGCCGGTGCCATGATATGCAATCCGGTACCCGCTTTCAAATCCGGGACATACATGTTTCCTCCATCATCCAACGGGCCATTAAGAGCCGCTACCATAATACCGTTAGCCTTATCCGCGGAAACGACGTAAAGCACCAGAGGACTTCCGTCCGATGTTCCTTTCTCATCATACCCCGTAACCCCGTCAACCAAGACAGTGTTGCACTCGGCGAATAATTTCTCGTCATTCTTGTACAAGCTAAGCTTTACCTCTGCGTCCTTTTCCGTGTTGGTCACCGCCGCCTTGGTAACGCAATCCATTATAGCCTCGCCAATATTGTAATGCTCCGGTTCCTTCGTGTTGACATGCACTTGCTTGGCGAGTTTGAGAAAGTCCGTGTGCATGGGATATTTGTACGCTTGAAATTTACTCACGTAATCCTCTACCTTGTTCTCGGCTAGATCAGCGTCGGTGACCGCCGATCCGGTAGCCCCCTGCCCCTGCTGGTCAATACCCTTACCGGCGGCATCCGGGGTTGCGTTCTCCAACGGCTTGTCTTCATTGGGATCCGTATCACTTCCATTCTCCCCGATCTCCACGGCCATAGCCGATCCACCGGTCAATACGGCCAAGACAAAGAACAAAGCCTTGACCCAAAACATCTTGTCTTTAAATAATTTATTCATCGCAAAAGTATTAATTGTTATTATTCTCATTATAAAAAAGGATTGTTCACGTCTTGCGTAACCGGCTTCTCCTGCCGTGCGCCTTGCCTTCCTCTTGGCCTTTCCTGCTTACCGCTAAGATCCTTTAGCTTGTCCGTTACCTTCTTGTTGATCCCTTCCGCTACACCTTCCTCCCGTGCGGCCTCCACGTCTTGGTTATAATTCATGCCCTTTGCCATCATCTCGAAAATAGACGGATCTAATTTTCCTACGATCAAATCATCCATGACTTGATACATCTTGCCTATAACCTCCTCGGCTTGATCGTCTGAAAGCCCCATCTCCGAGGCTTTCGCCCTGATCGCCTCCACGCTAGCCGGCATATTCTCCGACATTTGTTTCTCTATCTCGTCCTGCTTGGCCAGTTTCTCAAGGTACGTGTTATGAGCGTCGGCCAGTTTTTGCGAATAATCGGGATCATCGGCCAAGGCTTTCAAGTCAAGCCCCTTGTTCTGTACCATCCACACCACGGGATCAAAATCATCCTGATCCCTAGCAGCTACCATCAACTCCGCGAAAGCGGGACTCTTCGATAAGTTCTCCCTCATTTTCTTGGAGTTACCCTCATAACCCTCATACTCGTCCATGAATTGGTTGACCGAGCCGTAGTAAGCCTCCTCGTCATCCATGTTAAGATCCGGATTCCGTTTGGCGTATCTTTGCCTGAATCTCTCTTTGTTGGATATATCTGCCATACCTTAATCGATTTTGTTTTAGGCAAAGGAAAATAATAAGGTACATCCGTTTTGTTATTTTGATTATTTTATTTGCCCCACGAAGGCTAGAATAATCAAACATGTGAATCTATTTTTTATCTTTGTGATGTTCACCAAAACAAGCGTTCTTTATGGTTAATGGCGTAGATTTCATCCCAGAGCGGGACATGGAGCTTTACGAAGCTTATAGACGTGCTTTGAAGATGAGGGAAGTGAAATCCCACCGAGAGGCGGTAATGAGGGCTATATCCTCCCATGCCTCTAGGTTCTGGATATCCACCCTTCAAGCGTATAGGGGAATCCTGCTGATCAGGAAAGGGAAGACCAAGGAAAAGGGTCGATCGATCAGGAATAAGATGATCGATGACATTTATGAGATTTACAAAGAGCTGGAGAAAAAGAGAGAATTCAAGGGAAGCTCCGTCTATTTCATCACCTCTTTCGCGGTCTATCAAACGGCCCCCTGTTTTTACATATCCTATTCACGGGCGTTGGCGATAATACAACGCATCAACCGGGAAAGGAAAAATGGAAGGTAAGCTAAAAAGACTGATTCCTTCGTTAATAATCGCCTTGACAAGCGTCATACTCCAACTCGCCGGTAAACATTTCTATTTCGATATCAATTCAATCCCATACGACCATTTCCTTTACACGTTCACCCACGCGAACATTTTTCATTTATCATTAAATCTTATCGCCTTGTTCCAGTTCAAGCCTCGTGTGAAAACATGCTTGATCGGTTACGTGTCTTGCGTATTGGCATCGTTCGTGCCTCTAGCCTCATTACCGGATCCCACATGCGGAATGTCCGGCCTCATCATGGGATGTTACGCACGCAGATACCACGCCTACAAACTAAGCCTCTGGAGAATAACCTTGAGTAATATCGTCATGGCGTTTATCCCGCTGTTCAATTGGAGAATCCACTTGTTGTCGTTCCTAATAGCCTATATCATCTATGGAGTCATACAGAAAATTAGCGTTCACGGAAGAGGTTGAGTCTATCTTAGCCGAGAATAGCAGGAGGTTGAAAAACATATTCGGCACGCACGACCAATTCACCGGAAGGGGAATGGAGGGGCATACCCATAAGGTTGTCATAGAGGATTACCCCATAAGGGTACAATGGCTCACGGAGGAGGTATTCAAGAATGACTTGTATCAGGACGTGTTAAAGGCGGGTTCCATAAATGACTATACGATAAGATTCAACGAGCTACACCCGGATTCGGATGGGATAGACGAGGAGGACGTGACCAACATGCTATTTTGGGCCCGTTGCTCAAGAGACCCGTCCTTCGCCTTTTTCACGTGCTTTAAGATCAAGGCCAAGGAGACGGGAGAAATGATACCGTTCGAGCTTAATTACGCCCAACGCTATGTGTTGTCCGTCCTTGAGGAAATGAGACATAATAAAGTCCCGATCCGTATCATATTGTTGAAAGCCCGGCAATGGGGAGGATCGACATTGGTACAGCTTTATATGGCGTGGGTACAGTTATTCGTCATGGAAGGATGGTACTCTGTCATTATCGCGCAGACAAAAGATACCGCCAAACGTATCAAGGCCATGTATAAAAAGGTACTCGATAATATACCGGGCTTTATATACGACGTGGATAAGCTTCAATTCGCCCCTTACGAGCATTCCGCTTCCGACTCCATAATAACGGACCAGTCCGGTAATAAGGTCCGGGATAACGTGATAACCGTGGCCTCCTACGAGAATTTCGAGTCAACACGTGGTATGGACTACGCTATGGCGCATTTCTCAGAGGTGGCCTACTGGAAAACCACGGACGGTAAATCGGCGGAGCAGGTAATAACAAATATAGACTCGAACATCTTGGAGAGACCCTTGACCATGGAGATATCCGAGTCCACGGCCAACGGCATGGCCGGTTATTTTTATGATGAGTACCAAATGGCCAAGGAAGGAACCTCCTCCCGTAAGGCCCTGTTCATACCGTTCTTCTTTATAGAGAACGACATGATCAAATTCAACGACAAGAAAGAGACCCGGCTTTTCATCCTAGACCTGTTAAACGGGAAAGATGTCACGACCGCCCCGAACGACAATAGCGAGCCGGGACAGTTCCTATGGTCTCTTTGGGAAAAGGGAGCGACGTTGGAGCATATCAAATGGTACATAAAGAAAAGGGCCTCGTTTCATGATCACGCGTCAATGGCATCCGAGGCACCTTCCGACGATGTCGAGTGTTTCAAGTATTCCGGTAATCTCGTGTTCAATATCTATACGATCGAGGTGATGCGTGAAAGATACGTCCGCTCCCCGGAGTTCATTGGCGACATATCGCAATCAGAGAAAACCAAGAGGATAATCCTTTCAAAGAACCCTAACGGACTGTTGAGAATATGGAAAAGACCCGATGATACAAGGACATCAAACGAGTATCTTGTTATCGTCGATGTCGGTGGACGAAGCAAGAACTCCGACCCGTCATGTATAACCGTGATCAACAGATGGAATTTACGATTTAACGGCGGGAAGCCGGAGGTGGTAGCCAGATGGCACGGGCATATACGATACGACTGGCTAGCCTACAAAGCCGTCAAGATCGCCAGATATTACAAGAACGCCCTCCTCGCTTTCGAGAGCAACACGTTCGATAAGAAAAAAGCGGAGGCATCCGAGTTCGTGGAGGAAGGCGATCATATTCGTGGCATACTGAAAAAGATAGAGGATATCTACCCTAATCTGTACATGCGGGCGGCTACGGACCCAGAGGACATAAGGAATGGAATATACAAGAAGATCGGCTTCCAGACCAACAAGAAGACCAAGCAGGACATGGTGGATAATTTCATCGTGGCTTTCGAGGACGACATGTTCATAGACCCGGACGAACGTATGTACAAGGAAGCGTCCAAATACGAGCAACGTCCGGACGGGAGTTACGGGAATATCCCCGGTCGTGGCAATCACGACGATATATTGATGACCGACATGATAGGCGCGCTTATATCCGAAGATATGCCTAAGCCTTCTATAATCAAGGAAGATTCAACGGGATATCTCGATTCATATCCCAAAAACGAATCCAGTTTATAGCGTGTGCGTGAACGTGTACCATAAAAAACGAGATTAACCGAATAAAATACGACTTATTTTTTTATAATATAAAACAAAGAGAGTATATTCGCGTAGTCACTGATTAGAATATAAGACGTGACACACATTGTGGCGTTAAAGATATCGTCTCCTGAAGACCTAAATTCCCCAAATTTACGCATAACAGGGAGCCGATAGCAACAATACGCCCACGTTATTTGTATATATAATCTATATATAATACGTGGGCCGTTGCTTACTACCTGTTATGTGGCGTGGGGACGCCGGGTCTTGGTAGTTGCGACGGCGCCACGTTTTTTTATGCGTATATGGTATGTTATACATTTATAACCCCTTATGGCTCTCATCCGTGATGGACTGGAGTCATACTTAAAGATATTATACTAAGTTGTATTCATAAAATAACTTTATCAAAGTCATACCGCTCTTTCGTGAGAACCAGAGGTATTTTATGTTGAAGGGGATAGCTTGGAGGATGGGGGCACCCTCCTCCCCTTTTGGCATAAGACAAGGTAGTTTGTTTGAATATTTCCAGCTTCCCTTGGGTGGTATTGGGAAGCATTTTAAGACGGATATACCCACCGTTGCTATTCCGATAGGATCGGCAAAGATGATCAAGTATGTCCCTATTTTAAGGATTTAGATATTATAAACGCTCCCGTTCGTGAGAATAGATCGTTTAAGTTATCTGAACATTCATATAGATTATAGTTAAATAATTCAGGCTCCCTTGCCCGTGAGGATTTGGGGAGTTTTTTATTTTTCACTATTCCTTGGCATAAAACTAAAAGTAAAATATGCTGCAAAACATGCCTTCTATCGGATAACGGATGTGAGGATTGGGTAATTTTTCAAAAAAATCTATAGAGGCCTATATTTAAAAGCTCTTCTAAAACCAGCATTTACCGCTTCTTCAACAGTCCAAGCGTAAAATTCCCCCGGTGATTTTATCTCAGTCCTATAATACTGTTGGTCAAAAGGAAGATGATATATTTTTTCACCATTGCTTCCTATATTGCATTTAATCATCGGATAATCACCTTTTTTGCACAACACGAAAACGACACCAAGTTTTTCAGCGAAAACAGAAGCAGTATCAGATAAGGGTACCGTAGAGTATACTACAGGTACAACCCTCGTGAACAACTCTGACTTATGATTGATCTGATACTCAATTGCCGTTCCAAAGGTCTGACATACTACGTTCTCATGAATTTTCTTACCCTTTACTACCGAATAATTCTTGCATTGTATAATATAAACGTTATTATTACCGTATTCATCTGTCTTATATGCTATAACATCCCTTCCAAGGTCTTCTAATCCCTTCAAGCATCCGTGAGGTATCGTCTTATATCCATTTTCTCTCAATACGTATTCAACAAACATCTCATATTCTATACCTATAACCCAATTAGACTTCGGCTTTTTCTTGTATCTATCTAACGCCAATTGATTCCTTGTGTCAGCATCCATTTCATCCCATTCTTTCTTACTAACAAAATCAGATACCCTATCTCTATTTTCCTCAAAATCATCATAATTTTTCAGATCACATAAGCTCAGTAAGGACTCATCATTATCTACGTATTGCAATAGCTCAGGAAAAACATTTAGAAGGAACTCGTATTTATAAAGCATCTCATTATATGACTTCGCAAAATCACGAGCCTCTTTCTTCATAGCCTTAACAGTATCAGCTGCATTCTTTGCAGGATATTTCTTATGCCTCAAGTAATAAATATTATCATCAAATATGTACATTTTCATATCAGCGCATAAAGATGCCGAGTAAACAAAAGGTTGATAACTAGCTATAATCTTATCCAATCTATTTTCCCTAAATTTCAAAATAGAATTCTTCTTATTATATTCTATATCTAACAAATCATGCTTGGATTTATATTCATTTTCTAATTTCTTTATTTTAAAATCCACCTCCGATCTCACTTTTATTATCTCTCTAGCATTTTCCCTCTTCACGTCATCAACTTCGTATTGTTTATTTATAAGTTTCCATCCAAACATATGAACAATCAAAACCAATATCATAATAGACGAAATTAGGATAGGAATATAATTACCTTCTTCGGAAGAGCTAATACCATTAAAAAAACCAGAAAAAACAATCGGTATAGAAACAATATACAGTAATAGCCAAGACAACGGATTATAAAACAACAAAGCTATAGGTAATATTTTTTTATAATTATCTGAATCCCTTTTGGTTAAACTTTCACTGTCTTGTTTTTCTGACACATTAGGTCTCGGCACTACCGGAGTCCTTTTCCTGTTATACATTTCCTCTAACGTCATCATATCTTTAACTACCTTATATATACCATTGATATGTTGTGTAATTTACAAATATAGACTATGCATTATATAAAGCACATTAATAATGATATGTTATCAAACATATAGGCGGGCGGCACCAACGCCACCCGCAACTTTATCTATTCTCCTCTCGTTATCTCGTTCATCATCGCTTTTAGCTCATACATTTCTTGCTCCAACTTTTCGTCTCCGCTCTCTTGAAAATCCTCTCTCATGAATTTAAGCTCGGAATTAAGATCCATAAATACCTCATATCTCTCATACTCTTCGCTATCCTCCAAGTCGTTCAGGAGCTTTTGGTATTTGGCTATCTCGAAATCATCGTTCTTAAGATCATCCAATTCTTTCTCATATCCTTTCAATCTTTGTCCGATCTTCTCCATTTCCTCCAGATTCTCATAATAAGCGTTATCTATGGCTTTCTTTTTCGTCCGTTCATCACCACTCTTTATAAGACGGTTTCCGACAGGGATATTCCTCCAGTCAAAATCACGACTACCCCAAGCGGTTTCAGCGGATTTGACCATCTGGGCGCGCGTAGCCTCGATACCTCCAAAATAGCCGTCCAATATATGCTCTATAATAGCCGGGTTTAGATTAACTACACCCGTAGTATATTTATCTCCCCCGGTCAACTCATTGGCGTATTTAGTCATCGCCAATATAGATGGGTCAACGCTTTTGAAAGCCTTCGTCCATTCAGGCATCCCCTTGTTGAAGTCGTTATCCTTGTATAAGGGCAAACCTGTCCAATCCTTGTTATCTCCGGCCTCAATCAATGGCTTTACCGAGCTTGGGACGAAAGCGGAGAAACCTCCACCTCCCTCCATCATGTCCAAAGGGAGAACCTGTGACATTTGTTCAGCTATCTTCATGGCCATCTTTCTATCGGTATATTTCTCCTTTCCAGTAACTACCCCGGAAGACATTTCTCCTAGTCCATATATAGCCCTTAACTCTATGGGCATAGGAATTGTAATCCAATTTCCTCCACCGTTACGGAAACAGATATTATTACGTCTCACGTATTCCGGAAGATCGTAGTAATCATCGTCATCATCCCCAAATGCGGCCGCGATCATAGGCATGATCGTGCCAAGCAAATAGAAAGAGGACGCTAGTCCCAAGAATTTCTTGGGATTATTCTTGGCCAGCCTTCCGAAATTATACATGCCTTGTACACCAGCGTTCCAAAATACGTACATGGATCTCGACAATCCGGACGTAAAAGCACTAGCGTTACCGATAGCGGTCTGCCCTTCCGTATTCAGGAATTTTGAACCGGCCCCTTTCTTATTGAAGTTAACCGATATCTCCTTAGCGTCATAAATGGATTTATCCATGCTTCTTCCCATTTCCCTAGAAGTAAGGAATGCGGCGAACCTTGCGCAATTCTCCACGCTCTTATTGAACAGGTCCATCCATTCGCCTAGTATTTTCAAAGCCTTTCCGATAGATACCTTTTGCTTGGAGTATTGAAGTTCTTTTTGGATCGCCTTCTTCTTGGCTTCCACGTCTCTCAAATTGGTGTATCCGGTCTCTCCTCCTCTCATTACAAAATCATGATATGCCTTATTCAAGGGATCGCTCATATCCAACGTACCGTTCTCATACCCCTTGACCAGACGATACATCTTGATCGGGTTTACCATAGCGAAATTCTTATTGAACTTCCAAGCGTAAACAGGACTTTCCTTGACCCATACGGTAGTATTCGAATAAAGCGCGTCACGAAGGAAGTTACTTACCATGAAATTAGGGTTACGTGTCGTAAAGTTGGCAGCTAAGTTACGGTTCAACCATCCAGCGTATCTCTCCACGGTACCGAACCACCCTTTCGTATTATCCGGGTTTGTAAGCCCGTTCAACGCTTGAGCGGCCCTTGGATTTCCGTTTATGGTAAGCACGTATTCTTTACCGGCTCTCTTTACGATCACTTGATGCTCCTTCAAGTCCTTTGGCAATATCTTGTAAGGTATCCCTATGGCATCCCTTGAACGCCTAACATTAGATCCTTTCTCATTGGATAACTCCTCCATGCGTTTGTTGAAAGATTCCACGATAGACTCCACCTGTTCCGGATTGGCGCTAGATGGTATATCCGGGAAAACGGCGATCCAATCACCGGAAGCCTCGTCAAGACGAACCCACATTTCGCTTACGCTCACGAGATCCGTCTTATGATTTTGTACCATTGTCAAAAACTTTTGCTTCATCAAGTTCCTATTCCCTTGCATGATTCCACTCTCTGCCATATTAGCGATCGTAGCTATAGGATCGTCTGCCTTGCTCTTTCGCCCAACAACAGTCTTTATAGGGGCGTTGAACGTCTGGCTTTCGGATGTAAGATAAGCGTAAACCTCATCTGCCGTAGTTTCCTCCCATCCACGCAAAGGCACATAGAACTGATACATATCGCTGATCGAATCAAACGTATTTTGGCTCATAAGCCCGCTATCCCGTTGCTTTGCCAATATAGCGTCAGTGGCTCTTTTGACAGAGGCCGATAATTCCGATGTATGATATCTTGACTCGTAATCCAATACGTATCTCCTTGCGGAATCCGGATCATACCCCGTGTTATCCTCGTTAGGATACATGGACGTGAATCCGCTGAAATCATCAGAAAGATTAGCTCCGTATTCCTCGGCAAGCCTATCCATTTCTGATTGCTGCTCTTCCCAAGACCTGCCGTTCTCACGTATCTCATTCCTTCTCCCGATATACTCTTCAAGAAGGGATTTATATGTTTCCGTGTTTTGTGATAACGCTCGTTTAACTGCCATTTCCCTATTGCGCTCAATACCATGCTTGGTTATAAGGTAATCCCTTATCTCGTCAATGGTGGATCCCATCTTTTCCAATCGTGACATCGCTTTTAAGATAGGCTCGAAAGCCGCTTTCCTATAAGCGTTGAACTCCGATTCATTAACAGAGGAAAGGGCATTCTCGGTCATATAAGCGTTCTCATAATCCAATATATGACTCTTCGTAGCCTTAGCCACGGCTTCCTGTAATGTTTTAAGTCCTAGCATAGAATCCTGAAAAGCCTCCTGAAATTGATAGGATGACGTAGATAGGGTACGCTCATATTGATCTTTAGCGGAACCAACCTGTTTCTCTACTACTTGGACATCATTACCAGCGAACAATACCGACTCGTTCCGGGCATCCTCCCTAAAACGGATTGTCCTCTCGGCGAAAGAGAAATCATCAGTCTTTTCCCTTATGCCTTCTCCAACGCTTCTACCCTTGTTTTCAGATCCCGCACGTCCGATGACAGTCCGCTCACCGTCGATTCCATCCCGGACACTTCCGTTCCTATCGCCCGTATCTCCTCCGTCAAGTTGGTTTCCATTGTTGTCAACTTGGTTGTTAACCGCTCTTCCATCCCGGTCAACTGTGTCTTCAGTTCCATCAAAAGCTTTTTCAGCTCCTCTTGGTTCGTTGACATCGTCTCGTTTACTTTCGTTTCTGTTCTCATTAACGCCCTCGATTGTCTCGAGTTCCCTTCCAGTACCTTTTGTTTCAGAAGGTTGTTTTCCTTTTTCAGGTTCAATATCTCTTTCGATTGATCCATTTCCGTTCAAATTTATATTATCAATGCCTAATTCATTTCTCATTACGATATCCTCGGCCACATCCATCAAGTTTCCTTGCTCCAAGTTCCTATAGCTTCTCCAGAGGATATACCGGAGGTCTTTATCCGATAACTTGAAATCAAGGCTAATACCGGCCTTTCTCAACATATCAATAAAAGCGTCCTTGATCTTTTCCCATAACGAACGCTCGGCCTTGTTATCGAAATCACGTTCCGCTAATTCAGCGAGGTATTCCTCGGTAGCCTCACGCAAGTTAAGAGGATTACCTTTAGTCCGGTCAATGATATTCTTCCGGATATCCTCGTTGGCGTTCCGGTATACGTTATCAAGGAAAGTATCGAAATCATCCCTGAATAGCTCACGTAACCCATGATGCCCTACCACTTCATGGAGGAAAGTCCTTTGAGCGTCACCTACGGACGTGGAATTAGGTGATACTATGACTATCTCCCCGGTAGAAGTATCATACCAGCCTTTGGAATCTCTCTTACGGGCCAACATATTCTCATCCGTATCGGTTATATCGTCCACGTCATGGATTACCCTGACAGGGGTATTAAGCTTGTTTGACCAATCGTTGATTGAGGATTCAATAGAACTTACATTATCCTGATTATTAGTTGTATCTACTCCCATGAATCGAAATCGAGTCTCTCCTTCCTCTTTTACCAACGTACTATCAACGTCAAGAGTTGATTCTAACTGAATATCCTCAGCTTTAGCTTTTTCAACTAATTGTCTCTGCAGATCATTAACCTCTGCCTGAGCCGCATTAAGTTCATCCTCTTTTCCCCACGGTTTCTTAACGGCTTCCTCTAATCCCGCTATCTTGTTTTCCTCTGCCTTTATTTTAGCGGCTATATCTGAGACGGATTTAGCGGGAATCCCCAACTGCCTGTCAATGCTAGCCATCAAACCCTTGCCGCCGCTAAAATCACGATTCTCAACCAGTTTTTCCTTTCCTAAATATAAGCTATAGACCATCATACCTTCATTGAAATGCACGATTGCCTCGCCTTTTCCTCCATTGAGACTGATTTTCAGAGGAGGGGTGTTTCTGTCAAGCGTATATCTATCATAGTAATCATCAATAATGGGCGTAAGCTCATTCGATATACCATCGCTGAAAGTATTGCCTTTAACAGTCACGGACTCAACCCCATCAGGGAAGTTTTCTTTTACGATATTGGCGTTCCTTTCCATGATATCCTTCCGGCTGTTGTATTCTTGTATCCTAAGTTTGGAGTTAGATATAGAGTCACGCATGGAAGACTTACTGTTAAGATCGCTCCTCTTGGAGTTTTGCAATTTCTTTAACTTGTTCTGTGCCACAAACAGCAGTTGGGCGGTCTTATCTCCTGATAACGTCGCCGCCATCTCACTAAATGTCATTCCAGACGGATCATTATCGTCTTGCTCCTCCATTACACGAGACGATATATCGCCTTTCATCATTTGGTTGATGAAGTTTTGTTTTATACGAAGCCTGTCATAGGCGGTAGCGTCAAGGGTACCTTTAACGCCATATGTGACGATGTTCACCGGTTTATCCCATGTGGCGTATAAGTTTCCTTGTCGTAAGATACGACCGTTGCGTTGCTCAAAATCCATAGGCCGGATTGGAGCGTCAATATGATGCAGAGCGAATAGACGATCTTGCACGTTGACACCCACTCCCATTTTCTCCGTGCTTCCAATAAGAATGCGCACATCCCCATTACGGACCTTATCGAACAAGGCGTTTCTCCTTTCTCCCTCATAATTGCCAACGATAGCTATCTGATTAGACGGAATACCTCCCTTGATAAGCTTTTCCTTTATATCGTTGTACAAATTAAACTGAGGAACAGATAAATCGACATCGAATAAATCCATTTTTGGAGTCTCAGAAGGGGATTGATAACTATCGCAGAATATAAGTTGCGTGCCTTTGTCCTTATCGCTCTCCTTATATAATCTCAACACGTTATCGACCACCTTGTTTGTCTTGCTATCAGGATTGTCGGGAAATGTAGGATTAAGCAAGCGAAGGTCAATCGCAGCCTGTTTAGCCTTGCTGAACACGACCAAGGGTAGTGCGCTCTTATCCTTCTTCTCTTTTCCTGTCAATTTGTTATAATCCTCTAATTCCTTGATAAGGGTTTGCATGACATCCTCCAAGTCCTCGTTCTTCTCGACAATGACATTGGTCATCTTATTGTCTTTCAACTTAGGGATATTCTTGTCTTCCTTGAACTCCTTGACATCCTCTGTCAAGACAACGTCCGTATGGCTCCTGAACGCCTTTATAAGCTCCGGAACATTCGTATAGCTCTTGAACCTCTCGGCTATCTTAAAGTTACCGGTAGCGGTAAACTCCAATGACGGCTCAACCGTTCCAAAAGTGGTAGCGAACTCGTCAAAGCTATTGATATTATATGCGTCTAGGATATCGGGTGCCACGAAATTCATCATAGTCCAGACCTCTGCCATTGTATTAGTGATAGGGGTACCGGTTGCCAGAACCACGTTTCGACCACCATTATTCTCAGATATCCATTGGGCTTTTAGCAACATACTATTAGCTCTTTGTGACGCGCTCGTATCGATACCTTTAACGTTCGACATCTTGCTTGGAAACCCGATCTTCTTATAATTATGCGCCTCGTCAATGAACAAAGCGTCAACACCCATTTGCTCAAACGTCATGACGTTATCAGTCCGTCTGTCAAGAATACGCTCCGTCTTGGCCGTGATAGTCTCCACTGTCTTTGCCTTGCCCTTTACGTTTTTCCCTTTCTTTATACCTTCCAGAGAATCACGCATACTTTTGGCCTCCCTTTTCAATCTCTCCTGTAAAGCCTTGTCTTCTATGCGATTGATTGCTTCCTCAAAATCATCTATACGCTTTTGGATATATGCCTTTTTCCTTTCCTCGCTATCCGGGATAAACGCCATGAATGACTGTGGGACAACGATAGCGTCAAAATCTCCGGTAGCTATAAGATTGAACAGCCTTGTCCTATTATCGGCATTACGCTCCTCCTTTGTCGGAGATAGAATCTTAGCGGAAGGATACAGTTTATAAAAGTCACGGACGAAATCCTCTAGGGTAGCGTTTTGGACAACGATCATGGGTTTCTTCGCTATGCCTAGCCTTCTCATTTCCATAGCGGACGTAATCATGGTAAAGGTCTTACCCGTACCGACTTGGTGAGCGAGTAACGTGCTCTCGGATAGACAACGTTGCACCGCCTTGCTCTGGTGATCCCTAAGCGTTATATTCTTATTAGCGTTAGGATAATGCTCAAAAACCGGTTTGTCATACTTTTTTAGTACATAGTTGTTATATTTATCATTATACACGTCCTCAATACGACCATGGAACATCGTTTTAGAATCAATATACTCCACGAACTTATCGGACATGTCGGATATTTTCTCGGCAACGGCCTGTGTCTCCTGCTCGTTTACGACCCTTCTCGTTTTCTGCTTACCGTCCTCATAATATTTAATCTCGTCATAAACCTTGGGTTTACGTTGGTTAAGAGCGGCCTTGAACACGTCTATAGCGTCCATTCTCTCAGTCTTGAATTGACCGGCTTTAGCGTAATCGGTTATGAACGCCCTCTTATCAAGAATATACTCACCGATCTCCGGGATAAAATTAGCGTTAGCGTAAGATATACCCAGTACATTATCAGCGAAATTATTTATAAACTCAGACGGGACCCATGTGGTACCCAGTCGATAACTTATCTCACCATAAGGTATACGTTCTGGCTGTACGGCTTCCAAGTCATCCACGTTTTTTTGAAACTCCGGATGATCCTCCAAGGCCGCCCTAGCCTCTACCAACTTATCTTTTACGTTTCCAGAGAGATATTCGCTCTTGTCTATTATATTGCCGGTAACAGGATCTCTATAGGCAATTCCCTTCTCAAGTATCTCGTTTGTCACGTTCACCTCATCCATGCCCGTTATCTCCGAGATATAAGGTATATCAATATTACCTTTATATGATTTGCTTATATTGACGGCATCCAAAACATTATCCGCTTTTGTTGGTAGCTCGAATGGATAACTTACACGCTTATTCAAGATACCATCCGCTTTCGAGACTTCCCATACCATAGATTTTCCGGTCGTGGAAGGTACCCTTCTAACGGTCTCCAAAGAGAAGGGTAGTCCATGCTCAACATCCTCGGCGAAAATATCATCCAACGCCTTGTTCCTGTTAAGTGTCCCATATTTGGACACGAAAGCATCATATACTTTGTTTAGCCTTTTCCTAGCGGGCTCGGGATCCACACCCTTTGTTTGCTCATCATGGATAAGATCGTATAGGTTTTTCTTTATATCATTGTAATCATTTACCGCATCCGCTATTTTCCGGGTCTTACCATTATGCACGAACGTAGGATTTGCCTTAATCGGTTTTAACGACTCTCCATCTAAAACAAAGACATTGCCATTCTGAACGGTAATAGTACCATCTTTCAAAGTGGAGTCATCCACAACCTCCGGTTCTTTAGTTTCTACAATACCTGATAGGATATTCTTTGGTAAGTTATCAATAGCGTTAAATAACTCCTTGCTTAAATCGGTCCCGGGTTTGGCTTTCAATGTCTGGGACGCTCCACTATATAGGCCGCCGCTACCAGCGTCATAAGCGGTCATCATATCACCTAACATCATATCGGGATGATTGGAGAAATACTCGTTCACCATGATAGGCTTGCTCCTTTTATCCCCATCCTCCATATAAGTTCCTTCACCTATTTGCGTTGTAGTGGTGAACCCTATCCCATTCGAAGGTTCCCCAGACTTTTTTTTACGGAATATAACGATGTCAGCCGTGACACTCGTCCCGGCCCCTTTCTGGAAAGCGTCATTAGGCAATCGGATAGCTCCGACCAGATCATAACCGTTTCCACTCACGTACTCACGGAACTTACTATCAGCCCCATCCATCGTAGCCGAGGACGTGACGAATACGCCGAGACCACCTTCTTTCAATTCCAGAAGCCCTTTTAGGATAAAATAATTATGCAGATTGTAAGAGGAACCAAGTTTCTTCCTGAATTGCTTATCTAAGACCTTGTCATATGGAGCGTTTTTCCCGAATGGGACGTTGGTGATAACTAAGTCTTTCGAGTTTGGAGAAAATGCTTTCTCATATCCTTGTACCTTTATATTAGCATCAGGATATAAGGCCTTTGCCATACGACCGGACAAACTATCTATCTCAAACCCGCTTATACTTGATTTTTCAGATATAGACCTAGGCATCATACCGATTATGTTGCCTATACCCATGGCGGGTTCACTGACATTGCCGCCCTTGAATCCAAGTTTCTCCGTTATTCCCCATAAGCTTTCCACAACCTCGGACGGGGTATAATGAGAGGTTGTCGTGGAACGGACGGCACTGTCGAACTCTTCTTTGCTTAATAAGGATTTTAGTTTCTCGTAATAACGTAGATACTTATCATTCCAATTTCGATCCTTAGTCCAATTGTTGTCACGTGCGTTGTATTTGCTTTCGTTCAAGGCTTCGGCTAAACCTCCCCATCCAACGTACCTTGACATCTTGGCTTGTTGTTCCGGGGTAGGTTTTCCTTGGCCGTCCTCTACGTCTTTCAGCGTTTCTATCGCCTCAATATTGGCTTTTAGCTTGGATATATCACCGGAAGGAAGCTCAATCCCTTTCTCCGGGAAGCTGAAATTGTTTTGATTCCTTACAACAGGCCGCTTGTCGCTGTCGCTGATAGGTATTCCTCGGCCTCGCTCCGTGTCAAGCACATCACTTCCATGCACGCCTCCACGGTCTCCTCCGCGTTCAGATCCTCGATCCTCTTCCCGTGCTTTTCTTCCCACGCCTTGATCCGCTCTTGAATTTCCTTGCTCATTGTCTTTAATATTATTAGGAGTGAATAAATCGTTACCATACAAAGGTAATTGTTTGTCTTTGTTGTCCGTTTGCTTTTTCCGGCTATTTTTTATTTTTTTCTCCGCAACACTCGCTTGTCCGGCAATTTCTGTCTCTTTAACAACGGCTTCAGCGGCATTCATTATGTCAGGGACAAGCTTATCAAAATTAGCTACATCAAACGAGCGGACATCCTCATAAGTGGTCATATCCTTATCCCATCCGTTATCTCCTACTTCTGGCAAATCCCTAGCTCCATTGTAGAATGATTTAAGATACGGTCGTATAGCGTCACCTAGATCATCGATCATAGCCTTTGAGTAATCAGAGAACTTACGCAATCCTTTCTCTATATGATAAACAGCCATTTCAGTACCTATCGCCAGTATCTCAGGATCAATACCCATATTCATTTGACCGCCGAGTTTTGCCCGCATTCGTTTTTTAAGTTCCTCATAGCGCTCTTCGGAAACAAGTTTGTTTCCGTTAGTTTTTTTCGCTACAGGTTCTTTTTTATATACAGTAAGTCCCGGATTTCCTACAACTATATGACCTCCACTGGACTCAACAATATCCCGTAATGATAAGTTAGGGTTTTCTTTGGTCATTTTATAGTCTGAAAACGGTTTGGTCTTCCGGATTGAAGAATCAATCCATTTCTTGAACTCATCCAACGCTACCCCGGTAATGTTGCCTAACCCTTGCCAACCTTCCTCATAGTTTGACAAGTAAGCGGACCTAGCGTCTTCCAAGGAAGAGAATCCCATCATAACCTTATGCTCATCGAATGAGCCATCAGTATTCACCTGATCCACGACATACACCATGTCACTATTCATATCCGGACCCAAGAATACGTCTATATGATCACCATCCACACCTTTAGTACCTCGAATGTAACCGTAAGTGTTATTCATAACCAGCGACCACTCCTTTCCGCTAGCGTCCTTACCTGAACGGACGGAACCGACGGGCTGTTCTATGGAAACATCGAAACCGTTTATCTTTACATGACCTTTCTTGTAATTCCCGGCCTCTTTCTGCGCCTCGGAAGGGTTAGTGTCAACCTTTAGCTCCTCATCGTGCAATCTCTTAGCTTCAACTATGCGCTCGGCATAGTCCAATGGGGTCTCATTCTCCTTTGGAGAAGGAGCGACAAAAGGAACTAGTCCCCTTGATGAGCCTTCTTGTGTAGCTCCATCCGTGCGATCAATACCGGTGCCAACTTGTTCTCTTGTCTCAGTTTCTCCAATTCGCCCGGTCTGATCAAGTTGTTCTCTTGGCAGTACCTCGCCGCCTCCCTCGCGTAAGCCATCGCCTCCGCTTTCGTCATTTCCTTCAACTTTTTCATTATCTATCTGTTTATTTTGCGCTAAGATAGCGTCTATTTCATTTTGTTCGTCAATTATGGCCTGTATTTCATCCACGATTTGCGAATCTAGCTCACCTCTCTCCTCGTCTGTCAATTGTTTCTCCGAGAAATCACGTATGATGCTTTCCTCGTACGCCTCGTATTCCTCTGGGGACATATGATAATTCTCCTCGCACCACTCGGCGTAAGCGTTATACTCCGCTTGTCTCTCACGCTCGGCGATCGCCTCACGATTCCTCTTGACATAATCGATCAAGTCCCCACGTGTACGAGCGGAAGACAAGACCTCTATGATAGCGTCCCTTCCAGCGTTCGTATCGTTCTCATCGAAGAAATTAGTGCCATTCTCCTTATCGGCAAGCTCCAATATCTCACCTGCCCTTTCTATGTTAACACCACCTTTCTCCGGGGAGGCGAACAATCCGAACATCCTAGACGTCTCATTATCCCCGGCCCCGGTCTCCTTCTTGTAACTGTCACGTTTCAATTTGATCGCCCCATTAGCCAGCATCATGGCCGCAAGCTCCTCTCCGCTCATAGGATCACCTATCACGGAGATCTCCTTCGCTATGACATCACCCGGCTTCTTGCTGGCCTCCTTGATATCATCATCAAGATTAGCCCAGAAATCAGCCTCGACCTTGATCGCATCATACTCTTGTCGGGCTTTGATCAATGCGGCCTCGACCTTATCTTCTTTCCCGATAGGGGCATCATCGTATGCCTCTTGCGCCTTATCTAGTTTTTCTGAAGCCTTCTTGAGATCCTCGTCGAACGCCTTCCTTGTCACCTCGATCTTCTTGGGCATCTTCTCCCCGTATTTATCATGGAGGAAATCCAAGGTATTATCCATACCTGACGATACGAAATCTGGCGTACCATCTTCTCGCATGACCATGGAAGGGACCTCTACATTGCTAGGTCGCATTGTCTGATCAATGGCATTTTCCGTCACAATCTCACTCGTAGGCTGGTTGATCGTATCTTCCGTGGTTGGTACAGAAGTCATATTGGCATCAATACTTGTAACATTATCAATATCTTGCGGCACCTCATTAGCTTGTTGAGCGTCATATACTGCATCTTGGAGATTAAGAATCTCATTCTCTGTTATTGGTATTGCGGGGGAAGAACCATTCTTGGCTGTCACCTGTCCTGTTTCCTTATCATAAGACGCAGGTTGAGCGATCCAATCGCCGTTCTCGTCCTGTCCTTGAAGGATAAATGCGTTATCACCGTTCCATATGACCAATCCCGGCTTGGGTGATTGCGTCTTGGGATTATGATTCATGGCCATGTCAATCTCGGACTGGCGGGTAGATATTAATTGATCCCTGTAATCAGTTTCCATCTGACTGGCATCTTGCTCAATTATATCGCCCAACCTTTTCACCGAGACCATCCGATCCTGTCCGTTATCGGAAATAACGGCCTTATCTCCCTCGATACTCCTAACGTACACAGGTCTTTCCTCATTTCCCTCGCTAAGCGTAGCTGTGGTAACGATAGACTGACCATCAGGATTCGTGGTAACATAAGGAGTAATATTATTGGCAACGTAAGTTTCAACCTCATTGTCTATTTCCTCGTCTATACGATCCTGCAAACCGGATATCCTGAGATAATCAGCGTAGAAATCCTCGGCTAAGGGACGGGCATCAGCGTTTACCCCATCAAGGAGACTCATAATTTGCGCCTCGCTAGCTCCATCATCCACATAGCTTTCTATCGTACTAGCCAAACCCGGTGCCATTTCCGAAAGGGAAACTCTAGCCTCTTCCATCTTTTGATTTGCCATTCGGATATCGCCCGGATCAGTCATATTTCGACCTTGCTCCTCTGCCTCGGCAAATCTAGACTGAGAGAATTGAGGAGGAGTATTAACGCCTTGATCGGATTCAGACATATTGATTTGTCCATTAAATTGAGAGGGGTCATTTTGTACGTTATTTTTTGACATTTTATTACCAACAAGTCTTGCACCTGCGATAATCGGGCTATATTGAGCACCTCCAGCTGCACCGTACACGCCGGACTTAAGCATGGTTTCCATGATATTGTCCTTCCGATCAACACCGGTAAGCTCATCCGTGATATATTCCCCTAAAGCGTTAACCGTTTCCTCCATGGCCTCCTCGGCGATAGGGCCTACTATATAATGCTTTTTCATGAAATCAGCGGACTTCTGCATAAGGCTTTTCTTTATGGCATCTCCCGCCGCTTCACGACCGGCGGATTTAAGCAATTGCCTTATCGCCGTACCAGCCGCCCCGGCTCCTAAATACTCGGTACCAGCCTCAAATAAGCCGGTAAATAACGAGTTTACCATCTTGGCACCGGATCCCATATCAGGATTCTCTTCACCGAGCTGATCGTATTTCTCGGATGCGGTTCCGGCTCCTAAAGCCGCCAATCCAGCGGCAGGCGAACCTAGGGCGGAAGCGGCCATCACTCCTAATGACGTAGGAGCGGACTTCGTAGCGGACAAGAAAACCTCTCCCAGAGCGTCACCATATCTGCCTTCTTTCAGTAATTGGACAAAGTTCTTTCCACCGTATCTGTCAGACCTATCCGCATATTCCTTTTCCATCTTACCTGCTGATTCATACCATTCGCCAAACTGTCCACCTTCCAATCCTAATCTCTCATTGATAGACTTTCCTAGATCTGATTCGTTAATATATCCGGCGGCTTTCTTAAGCGGAGACAATACGGTCTTACCAAACGATCCTACGCCTTGCATGAATCCCTCGCCAATATCTTTCAAGTAACTATCTCCAGATGATTCCTTCTCAACTGTTCCGATAGTGCCATCATTAAAAATAGGATCTCGCATGAACGTATTATAATCCGATGCCTTAACCCTATATCTCTTATTGTTCCTCTCGAAAACCGAGGTGGCATTTGGGAATTCCTTGGAAAAATCCTCCAAGTATTGGTCATCTACATTATATCGCTTACCTTCTAACTCAAATACTGGCATAATTATATCTTATTAATCGATTCTCTTACATTATAAAACGGCCTGTTAATCCCTCCTTTGGCAATTAAGCGATCAAAGGATTCATTCTTTTCCTTTCTCCTATCAGCCTCACTTGCGTTCAAGACATCTCTGATCTGCTCTGGAGTCATTGAATTTCTCAACATATCACTGATCTGATTAATTGTAATCTGTCTTGCGAGAGATTCCGCTTGTCTCGTATTACTCCCTATAGGATTGTAATCCACTATATCTTCCTCTTTACCACTCAATCGCTGCGGCAAATAGTTTATCACATCACTTTTCGTGCCTTCCCTTAATTTCCCTGTCCCAGATCTATATAAGTAATCAGCAATGCTTGGATCAGCCTTTGCCGCCTCTCCTATGGCAGACATGTACTTAGCTTGCCTATCCTTTTCGCTGTCCTTGCTTGATATGCGATAATTTTTCTTGACTGAATCCGGAAGACTGTTGAACATCTGAGATAATGTTGATAGGTTTACTTTGCTCATATCAATGTCCATGAAACCGTCAGGTGTATCAAGGACTATAACGCCGTTATTATTCGAGGATACAGAGGTTCTTCTAGAGGATCGACCTGAGTAATATCCGCTTTTCTCCCTATTCTCAATCTCCCTTCTCTCTAATGCTATCTTTTCAGCATCCAAACCAAGCCTTCCTTTTTTGTAGGCTTGATCAGCCTCATGCTCTTTTTCCCATTTGTCCTTGTTCCATTGATCAACAGCCTTCTGCCTTTCAATAGCCGCTTTCCTTGCCGCCAAATCCTCTTTTCTAGCTTGATCTTGTCTGTACAAGGATAACGCCCTTTGATAATTATTCATGTCATTTTGCCTTGCGGCCAAATACCCGGCACCGTATCTTTGCCTTATAGCCTCCAGCCTGTCAGAATAGGATTGCAGCTTAGGATCAGCGACAGTAGGTAGTTTCTGCGATGGTGCCTCTCCAGCGAATGCCAAATTGGAGAAGGAGGACAACACGTTGCCTAGATGCCCGATTCCCGTAGCAACGGAAGCGGCCCGCTTTCTTCTCTCCTCCTCCTCTTGGTTCATCGGCTTTTGGAAGAATCTTTCGTATAACCTTTGGTTCCACTGATAATCGTTAATTTGAGGCTCGCCATCAATCAGAGGAGATCCTTGCGTATCAGCTTCGCCGGCTGTTTCTTGTATGGACACGGGGTTCTGGCTTCCAGCTATCTCCGGCTCAACCAATGGTGCCGTAGCCAATTCCGGCCTCGATACGACCGGAGTCCTTTTCCTATTATATCTTTCCTCTAATGTCAACATGGTTATTTCTTTTTAAATATAGACTCGAATAATCCCTTACCCTTGTCAAGATGGGCTTGCGCATCAGCCCCAACGAGGCCCATCCCTGCCTGTAATCCTTGATTAGCCGCTTGCGTGGCGTTTGCCGCCTGTTGATTATAGATAGACAGCCTTTGGTTACTGATATTATTCTTGGTGTTGAGATATTGGGATTCCACAGCATCCTTACGTGCGGTAGCGTTTGAGGCTATACCGCTGGCGGTATCGGATATTACCTCTCCCGCCGCTTTCTTGGCCTGAGCTACGGACTCATCAGTAGCCCCAACGACCGCAGCGGTACCGGAGGCCTTACGGTACTGCTCATCCGCAAGCTCCCTAGCCTTGGTCAATGCGGCTTGCGCCTCCGCGCTTTGGGTATAATCCTCATTATACCTACGGTTAAACCAATCCTCGTTATCCTTTGCCTGTTTATCCAGCACGGCGTTCGCTTTTCTCGCCGCCTTCCTAGCCTTTATCCCCCCGGCAATGCCACTCGCCAAGGAACTGGCGGCTCCAACTATCGCTCCGATCATAATCTTGTCTTTTTCCGCAAAAGAGATAAATAAAATGACTCGTGTTTGTTACTTTGATCATTATCTCCCATCGGACATCAAGAAATCAACTATTCTATACTGTTTTCTATTGTCTACGAATAATTCGTATATAGTTCAAGCTAGTCATATAGCCCATTATTGGTATATTTGCGAGAACAAATTTTATTATATAACCATGAACGAGGAACTTAAACAACTTTTAGAGTGGTTTGATAACTATCAAATCACATTTAATGAAATCAGACTAAGCCCGTGTCAATACATATTTGACCTCCATAAATTCATTGCTGTACAGACAAACTCCGTCCGAAGAAACTGGGAAAATCCAACATTTGAGTATGATATTTTGAGCCTATATCAGCTTAAAAAAGTCTTGGAAGAGAAAGAGAAAGAAAATAAGGAATGACAATCATTGTATCGTGAATATTCCCTAAATTTGTATAGTGTTTAACTAAATAACTAATATCATGGCAAGAACTATCAATTATGAGCTAAAGGCTCAAAAAATCAAGGGGCAAATAGACGAGTTAGTAACCGCTCTTTTGGAGGAGAGGAAAAATTCCTTTGACGAAAACCGGAAAGTAAAAATAGCTAACATTAATTTGGAAGAACTGAATAATATTGAGTTGCAACAACTGCAAGTCCGAATTTCAAAGATCTTGGTCGAAAGGACAAAATAGTCCTATTTGGCGCATCATAAAAGTATAACGCCCGTGTTTTTTCTGACACGGGCGTGTTTTATTGGTCTATTTGGGAACTTTATCGAATTTTACGTAATTGCTACCATTCTCGGACTGCCTCATTAATACCTAAGCCAAGACTACGAAGATAACGCATAGTCATTTTTATATCCGAATGTCTGCATTGACGGCATACCACATATGGATCTCTTACTATATTATACAGCTCAACGCATCCTGTATGCTTCCATCCATAGAAAATCAACTCTTTTCGTAGGTTTAACGCGGAAATCACGTCTCTATGTCTATCAGAGAAATAAGCTACACGTGATATCCTTTTAGCGCAGGTCTCCATATCCTTGCCAAAAATATAGAAATCAGGATTGGCCCTATCCAAACCCATCTCCATTATAATACTCTCAAGCGATCTCGGTATGGTGATGGAATCTTGCGTCCCAGTTTTAGAGACGTGGGATGGTATGGTAATCGTATGGTTCCGTAAATCCACGCATCCGACCTTGAGATACATGAGCTCAGTTCTCCGGATAAAAGCGTACCGAACGAATTGAGTGGCATAATAAAGCCTTATGTCATGGGCACGCATATATGCCATGACCAGCTCTGCCTCACGAGAGGTAAAGGCGACGTTCTTGCCTTTTTCCTCCTTAGATTTCTTTACGGCACAGAACGGGTTTGTGGCGATCTGCTCTCTCTCTACCAACATGAAGAAAAGCGTTTTCAAGTAGCTGACCGTATTATTGCAAGTCTTTCCGGAGAAATTACGCTTCATCTTAAGGTAATCCACGTATTCTAGGGCATGTATTTTCGTGAATCCGGAAGGCTCAAATGTATCGTACCCCATATCCTTGCACCATATACCAAAAAATTTCAGGGCATTCCTGTATATCTCGACACTTCTTTTCCTAAGCGAGCAGGATTTTATATTTAGCATATCCTCCAAGGAGACCAGTAGGCTCCTTCGCTCGGTCTCGCATTTCTGCTCAAAAGGATTCCACCCCTCATCCTCCAACATGGATATGACCGTAGCTAAAGCAGCCTTGGCGGCCTCTTGCCGCTCACGCTTCTTCTTGAACCTATTTATCCCTAGCTTATACCTAAATTGTTTGATGTCCCCCGTGCTCTCATCCTTAGCACGGAAATAGATATACCATTGCTTGCTTAAATCGCCTCCGCAGTCGCAGATTCTCGGTGTACTAAATGTAAAATTATTCATATAGCAATTCATTTTTTGTGTACTTTAGTTGTGTACTTTTGAATTTATATATGAATAACTATCTAAATATCAACACTTTAAAAAGTATCGTACGCAGGATGAGA